CTGCGTCGGGGTTATATTATGGGATAATTCCTCTTTAATTTCTTTCTCCGGAAAACCAGGCACCACCGGTTCACGCACTATCTTTTTCAGGGGTAGTTTTATCTTCGGTTTCGGGGCTGGTTTTTTGTGAAGCTCCGTTGGCTTGGAAAGATCAAATTGCTCAATGATCTTTTTCTTGATGGATTCAGTTTGCCGCCCGGTACGCCCCTTTTCGGTTTTTCTCTTTTTGTCGGATTTTCTGGCTGATGGAGGCGAACTGATTTTGGCCCGCAATTTGTCTAATTCGGTCATTGGAATTACTCCTGTTTGGCGTTATTAACTTCCTCAATTATAGCAAGAAGTTTCTCCTCAGTCAAAGCTTTACCGTCTCCTATTTTTTCGTTGATTTCAATGATCTGGCATATACTCAGGTAGCGATCTTGGTAGTCAACAATGATGGAATCAAGGAGTTCAATATTGTGGAGACAGCACGCGCGACTTATGTTGAGCGTTAACTCTATGTCTTCTTCTGATACATTGAGAACATTTCCCATCGGATGATTGTGTCCAATAATTATCCTGTGGCTTCCGGTCAGGCAGGCAAATCTTATTACTGCCGCTATTGTCGTAACAACATGGTCGCTGGTTCCCTTTGCCAGCTCGTGTACGCCAGTAATATAGTTGTTTTTGTCTAAAGATAATACGATTAAGAACTCACGATCCTTTTTACCTATGAGATCAAGGATAACCCTTGCGGTCTCATCAGAGTTTGATGCCCTTAATGTTGAGACTTCAACCACCCCAGCCTCTTTTAATTCGGTTTCCCATAGTGTAACTTGCTCTGCCATTATATGCCTTTCTGAACATTTCTGCTCCTTATTGCAGGGTTAAAGGAAAACGGGGGCGACAACTTGTGTCGCCCCTATTCCTCGGGCGCGGTGATTTCTTGCTGGACTTATTTAGCCAGCCTTCTCGAAGCCCACTTTCTCCATCATGCGGACGAAGGTATTGAAGCTGTTTTTGGTCGGCTTGCACCACCAGTACTTGCCGACCTTGTTGGCCTGGTCCTTCAGGCCGTCCAGCTTCCCAACGTCTTGCAGGGCAACACCGTTGGTCTTGGTTTTGGAGCCCTTGTAAACGGGCCGCCCGAAGCCGACCATGCCGGGGTAGTTGTCGCCGGTCACAATGCGAATCTCAACCTTCGGCTGGCGGTAGTCCCTGATGCGAACAATGTCACCGCTCTCGGCGTTCATGCTGGTGGTGAAGTCCACATTCACGAACTGCTTTGTCAGCCGTTTCAGGAAGTCCAGCGGCTGTTCTGCTTCTTCCCGGCGTTCACGCTTGACGAACTTGTTGATCTCGCGATACGGGTCACGGGAGCCGTGATAGGCTTGCTGCTCCAGAAACTTCTTGTCGAAAGGCGTAGCTTTCCTCTTCTTCTCATCCTTCGGAGCAGCCTTTGCCTTCTTGCTGGGAGCCGGGGGCGCGGCTTCAACTTCAACCGGAGCTTCGGTGGCCGTGGGGGTCGCCGCGGGGGCGGCAGTCTTCGTCTTTGCTTTCTTTGCTTTTTTGCTCTTCTTTGTAGCCATGTTTACCTCCTTTGTGTGGTTGTTGTATGTGGCTACTGTCCAATTGCTTACTGCGCTGTTGCCCGGAAAGTATGCAACCGCCATGCCAACGTGGTCATCGTGTACTCGTCATTATTCATCTCAACTGAAGAGTTTTGAGTTTGCTACATTTATTTTTTTCAGCCAATTTCGATGGGTCAGGGCGGTTAGCTTCGATTACCGTTGAAGAGTTTAAAAGTGCCGCTCTTTGTCACTTTAAATAACTCTTTTTGTCACTCTACTCTATTTATCATCGTCATCTTATTATCTTCTCTTTTTGGCCAACCGCCCCCTTTAAGTATTGACTACAAATTGGTACGGCGACTGCTCTATTATCAGCCGTAAAGAGGTCGCCAGCGTAGACTATAAATTATTGGAATCGCTATACTTTTGGCATGGCATTTGCATAATTTTTGGGTAACAAATTAAGCCATGAAGGAGCTAAAATGAAAAAGTATTATATCAAAAGAAGACAAAGAAGACTTGGTGGGTGGGCTGTTATGTGTCCCTGTTGCGACAAACCAATTGCCAACGGGATGCGTAAAGAAGTTGCCGAGGCATATTGCGCCTTGCAAAACAGCGATGCCCTTCAGCGACAAATAGACAAAGAGTTTAAGAAAGGAATTTGCTATGATCCTGAAGGAATCACAGAGAGAATTGTTGAAGCCTATTATCGAACAGGCAGGTTTCCTGTCTAAAAAAGATATTGAGGCCCTGCTGGCAAGTGGCGACAACATGGGGCAATTGCCCTGTCTGATCCGCTGTGGGAATGTCAGGCTTATTACGGCGATGATGTATGCGCCTATTATGGTGCAGATTATTAATAACGAAACTGTCGTGAATGATTATGTCAGAGATGTTTCCTTTGACAAGGCAACATACGACAAAATCAAAGCGGCACTCGGGAGGTAGTAATGGCTAAGGGAAAGAAAATGAAAACGATCCACGCAAGGCCCATAGCCAAGGAGGTTGAGGCGGCTCTTAAGGCCGTGCCTTGCGTGGCCGATGTTGTAGTTTGTGGTTCGATGCGGCGGATGCGCCCCGAGCTGAACGATGTAGATGTGGTCGTCGTCAGCGAAACCATGAACCCGAAGGGCCAAATCTGGTCGCAACTGCCAAAGTGCGACCATCTTAACAACGGAAACACCGACAAGCGCATTATTTATAAGGGGCTTCAGTTCGACATTCGGGTGTTTCCGCATCGGGCAAAAGGGGCGGCTCTGCTGTTCTCAACTGGCTCTGCCCGCTTCAATGTGCAGATGCGAAGTCATGCCAAGCGGCTCGGCTTTAAGCTGAACCGCTACGGTGTCTGGAAGGGGGACACAAACCTGACAGTGGGGTTTGATGAAAAGCAGATCTTTGAATTATTGGGGCTGAAGTATGTTGAGCCTAAAGATCGTGATGACAGCATTATCACCAATAAGAAGATAAAGAGGCGCACATGGGTTATCAGAAGCAAGAGTAACCCGAACAAGAAATACAAGGTAAGCCTTGAGGATGGCGAGCTTCGATGCGAGTGTAAGGGTTTTACTTTTCGACGAACCTGCTGGCATACCAAGAAGGTAAGAGAAAGCCTTGGTGATGTTATGCCTGAAAAGGAGAGAATTCACAAGTATCGTAAGATAAAAGTCATGTGCTCGTCATGCAATGAATGGCACGATGAACGGGAAGTAGATGGCATGGATATTTATGAGGACATGGAGGGAAAAGATGTTTTAGTATTCATCTGCCCCCGGTGTGGAACCAAGCGGGAATCTCGCCGCTATATGGAATAAATTGCTTGATATGGATTTTCTGTTATGATAATATTAACGAACCTGTTGGAGCTGAGCCTGTGGAGGTTGGTACGAAATTTTTGCGTGGGTGTCCATGCGTCCGGCAGAGGGAGGCCGTACCGTAAAAAGAGTCATGCTGCCGGTGCATAGTGGGGTATGGGTTGGGAGCTTCGCCAGCCCTCTCCGTTATAACGGCCTACATGGGCCTAGGAGGGTAAATGGACACACAGTGCTGAGACTTTCGGTTGCGGTCGAAGCAGGGCGGTTAGATAGCTAGTTCTCCAGCTTATGCCGCCCCTCCCAAGCAACCGCTTTTCTTTTAACCAAGGAGGAAACAATGAGTAGCGTATTACAAACAAGGTTTGGCAGACTCGTGATATGGGCGGCCGACAAAGACACAGTCAAAATCTCACCATCTGATTCCCCTGTAAAGATCTATGGTGTGGGGTATGATGTCCACGCCACTCTTTGCAGATATGAAGAAGATGAATTCCAGATTTGTGATCCCGAAGAGTTTATTATGTCAAGATCCATACAGTCAGTAGACTGGAAAGACAAATTTGCTACGCCAGCGGCTAAGGAGGCCATGCATAAGGAGCTAGAGTATTTAGTACCTCTGTGGGCTTTGGAAAATATAGAAGAAAAACCTGAAGATGAAGGCATTCCCCCCGAAGATCCAGTTGAGCCTGAGCCTGAAAAGAATGAAGAACCAGATGATGGGCCAGACCTTACAACTATTGAAGGCAAGCGAGAAATGATCGCCAAGCTGAAAGAGCAGATTGCCCAGCTTAAGGTCGAGATAAATGAGGCCAAAAAGAGGCAGTAGCAGTAACAAAGAGTGTCACTTTAGATTCCTAGATTAAACACCGAGGCCCTCAAGATAGTCCTAGAGGGCCTTTTTACGATGGCACGCTGTTTGCATACCTTTGGGGTAACGCACACAACCCGAAAGGAGGCAAGTTATGGCGACAAGAATTACAGAAGGTTTTATGAAGGCGATCAGGCCAAAAATTGAGGAAGCTCTTGAGCTGGTAGGGGAAGAGTTTGAAGTTGAGTTTGAAACTGCCAGAGCCACCTACAATGAAAACTGGTTTGAAATGAAGATCAAGTGCAAGGCCGCCGGGGGTCTGACCAGAGAGCAAACTGATTATGATAACAGGCGTGCCAGGATTGGACTTCCGCCGCGAGGCAACACGGTCCACCTGAACGGCGTGCCGTATGAGATTTACGGCTGGAAGGTTTCAGCCAGAAAGTACAAGATTATTGTTATTGACAGGCGAACGGGAGAGCGGCTCAAGTGTACGCCCTGGGCGATCATCAACAGCCTTTAAGGAGAACAGCTATGTCAAATGTAAAGAAAATTCATCTTGAATACGTTCGGCACCTGTATGAGGAGCATTATTGTTACGATCATGCTGATTATCAGTACCTCATGATGCAGATTGGCCGAATTGTTACGAATCACAACGAGGGATTGTTGGTGGAAGTCACTCCATTTAACGGCTCCAAAAGCAGGGTCGTTATTAGCGGCGAAGAGGCTGTTTCCTACCTTTGGCTTAAAAAGATGGCCAGATGCATGAGAGCCTATGGCTCCAAATTCAATGGCTACCACCAGGACATTGAGGATAACGGCCCACAGATAGCATTATAAGGAGGCTAAAATGAAGGCGTTGGACGGAACAGAATTAACAAAGGTATTGTGGAAGGATATTCGTGACGGGGACATTGTATATCTTTACGCCACACATCAGGGTAAGGAGTATGGGATAGGGCCTTTCAGGGTGGTGTCAAAAAATAGAAGAGCCTTATGCCGAGTTGATTCAAAAAGAAATTTTCTTAACTATCCTGAAGAGTTGTATAGAATCAAAATATAAGGAGGCTTAACATGAACACGATTAACTGCGTAGGTTGTGGAAAAGAGCTTAAGTTGCAGGTTTGCCAGTCTGCGGCTGGATACTATGCTGGCCACTGGTGTAAGACCTGTGGACCACACGACCGTCAGAGCTTTTACTTTGGAACCAAAGAGGAGGCTCAGGAGATGGTTGATCAGATGGTGAGCGCAACCAATAATTAGGAGGTGGTTAATGTTTTGCAAGAATACGCTTCGGCGTAAGCCGAGCCAGATTTACAACCCGGCAGATGTCGGCAGTTTTGGTACTATTTACGTGAATCCTACCACATACCATGAGTTTGAACAGCGAGTCCCGAATCATGGTTTCAATTTATTAATTTCTCGTAATATTCCTGATGGGCACTTAGAGCTCGTAACACAAGATTCTAGGAAGATGGTTACACTTGATGCTCTGGTCGCCTTTCTCCGGTAACTCTTTACGGCACTCCAGTAACAAATAGAGTCATTAGACAATTAACTCCTTTGATTGGTTACCTGAATAGACTACTCTTTTTCAGGTTGGCATGGCTGTTGCATACCTGTAGGGTAACAACCCGCACCGAAAGGAGAATGGAAAATGAAAAATGGAAAGAAGACGAAAGTGTATCACGCAGACCCGCCGCGGTTTAGTGTGTTTGGCGATGAAGAGCTGCTGGAATCCCTTCATGATTTTCCCAGCGGCTACGAGTTGGCCGCTACTGCCGATTTCCCCATGCTGGATCTTGTTTACCAGCTTACCAACAGTATTGACTGGCCGTGGTGGGAGAATGAGGGTGTCACCATGGAGGGTAATGTTGAGGGTCGGCGAAGTACCAGCGTCGGTGATGTCATTGTGATTCCCGACGGAAGCCGCTTCGTGGTCGCCCTTATGGGTTTCAAACAATTTTAAGGATGTGCATCATGTCAAGGGTTGCCACCAAAGAGCAAATCATTGATGATATTCTATCAGACACCAGCGAGCATTGCGATAACATTGGTGAAATACTCTATGAACTCTTTACCAGAGAACAAAACACCCAAAAGCTCAGGTCTTTGCTTGAGGAATACTTTGCCGATGAATCAGCTCTGACCAAATGGCAACAACTTGACTGGATATAAGGAGGCACTATGCCTAGCATGAGAGACACACATAAGAGAATAGAAAAAAGACTCAAAAAAATGGAGGAAGAAATGCCCTACAAAGAAGAATACATGGAGCAGGCCAAGGCCGCGGCTGAGCAGGTCGCACGCCTTATCAACAATTTCAGCGATGATCCTGCCAAAGCCTTTGTTGAGGCGATGGGCAGTCAGCACCGCACGCTCCAGCAAAACTTCATGGGGCTGGTTTGCGGATGGATTCAAATGAATGCCGACCGCTACGCCCGCGGCCAGTACGACCTACGCAATGAGGCGACTTGCCAGCTTTGCGCCAGAATTAAGGAATCGCTTGAGACCTGTGGCTACGAGCTATATAAGTTACCAACAGTATAACCTAGAACCTACGAGTCCGCAGGGGAATTAAACTCCTTTCGCCCCTGCGGGCCTTTTTTATCTTATTAACGGATATCGTTTTAGTAACTCTTTACGGCGCTCTAATGACTCTTTGCGGCACTGAGATTAACAGACCATATTTCTCTTCCTTAAATAGATTACTCTTTTTCAGGCTGGCATGGGTGTTGCATACAAATAGGGTGTAAGCGTTGAACCCAACCGACACAACAACCGAAAGGAGACTACTATGGCGAATGTAAGATTTAGAGGCGGTAAGCGTTCCAGAGGCTATACTGAACACAGGCATAACCGGGACCCCAAGCCTGTGAAGGAAATCGAATTCTACGGAACCCGGTTGGAATCTTTCTATGACGGTATGCTTTCTTCCATCGAGCGGGTGTTTGAGGCGAGCCCCGGCATCACTCAGATGAACCCCCGGCACGCTGTCTTGTTTAGGCAGTTGGCAGACAGTTACCATCAGTTGTCTGCTGTTCGGCGCAACCAACTCAGGAGCATTGTGCGTAAAGGAGTTTAAAAAATGCCAGCATACAATCTGCCTGAAGGGGTAATGGAAGAAGAAGAGCGGGAAGTGCTTGATATCCGCGGCGGTGTTTCGTGGGAGTACGCCCCGGCATACTGGCTTAACGACAGTGAGTGGGCTACCGTCTTGCTTCACCGCACCCCTGATCCCTGCCCGTTCTGCGGAAGCATCCGGCTTGAACCGCACGTCGGCAACTGCTATGAGGGGAACAAGCTGTGGGATGAGTATTTCTGTCAGGATTGCGGCGAAGCGGTTGTCTGGGTTGTTTGGTTTGATGGGTCGCCCCCAACATGGGACATCAACCACCTTAATCCAATGATTGAAAGGAGTTTGATATGAGTAGAGCCGATACTGTATGTATTCACTGTGAATTCTTCGCCCTGAACTGGTGCGAGGAAGTGGCGCAAACAATGGCAGAGAATGCGCCAGGAGTTGAATGCTCGCATGAGTTTGATGTAAACCTGAACGAGCCTTGCGGGTGTTACTGCCCCGTAGAGGGTCTAACCGAATAAAAGGAGAAAGCTATGAAACTCGCACCCCCTTGCGTTATCTGTGGTAAGAAAAACCCGTTTTACGAAGATGTGTGGGTGATTACCCCTAAGGGAGTAGCCTGCCTGAAACACTCAGGAGTAAAGGAGGAATTTGAGAAAGTATACAAAGATGTTGGCGGTGAGGATGGGTATCTTGATCTTTTGCTCGAAATAGATAAATACTCAACGGAGGAATGATCATGAGGCTTACTGCAACAGCATAAGGAGAAATGCCATGAGTAAAAGACCAAAAATGAAAATCATGAAGATCAGTGCGTGCATCGGTTGCCCGAATGTGCATCTTCACAGTGTTGGGCATTATTCGTGTTGGGAAATGACAAAAAGTCTTGAGAGTATTGATGTAACAAGCCATACTCCTGACTGGTGCCCTTTATCTGAATTTGCTATTCCCAATTTCATTACCGAAGGGTTTTTCGTTGAGGCTCTCAACAAGATTCTTGAAATTGAGGCCGAGCATGATGGTGGCGGTGAGTATCCAACATGGTTTACCGATAACGAGCTTGACCGCACGACCTATTGGTCCAATATGAGGAGGGCCATTGAAGACCTTTTGGGCGGAATGACCCCGAAGTTTGAGACCATGAACCTTGACGATGCCTTGACAATGGCCTATGAGGATCTGCGTGACCTTTCCCCTTTTGATGGCAATAAGCTGGCCTCTATCATTACACTGATCTCAGGCCGCGGGGCTCGTTATAACCCTGAAACCGACTTGATCGAATTAGAGCCTGAAGGGTGATTTTCGACCCCTGCCTGCTTCTGTCAGCAGGAAATAGGTTTAAAGGGGCGTCTCAGGCTGCTCAGGATGCCCTTAGACGCCTTTTTTCTTAAAATAGGTACTCAAGCCCGCCTAGAAGGCTCGAAGGCTTTAAAACGGCTCTACGTGGCTCGTAATACGCCTGACTCGTAACACGTAAGACTCGTAATATATATTTCGTACTTAAAGAGTTACGAGAAAGAGCTAGATTACGAGTTACGAGCTAGATTACGAGTTACGAGCTAGACCTCCTACCCGATAAGATTACCCTATGACTCTTTTTGCTTATCTTTTGCCGCAGATTGTCACAATTAGATATCGCTTGCCGCTACCTACAACATCCTGCCCCTGTAACGACTAATCTATTCGGGTTGGCACAGGAGTTGCACCCTATATGTGCGTATGGCAGAAGCATTTGTCGTTAACCCGAAGTAGAAAGGAGACAAAATTATGAATGAGAAGCTTCGTCTTATTGAGCAGGGAAAGCCCACTGGTCGGCTTACGGCTGATGAATGGGCGGTCGTGCTCAAGGCAATCGAAAAGGGCGAAATCGAAACCGACGGAACCCATGTGGAACGGTTTGATATCCTGATTGATGTTATCAAGGCAAGGGGCTCCTGCCATGACCAGCCGAATGGCTGTGTCGGTTGTATTATTGATAGGGCAACCGGGGGCGACGAACTTGCCTGTGATGTGGCTGTCTTCGGGCCTATTCATGATATGCTGATTTACTGGATAACTGGTGTTCGGCCAACTGATGCCGACTTGAGTATTCACAATGACCATATGGCGGGCTGTCGGCAGTATTACGGTGAGTAATCGGGAACAGGGCGGGCTTGTCCCGCCCTAACCCCAACCAAAAAGGAGAAGACAATGCCGGGAATCAGAATTATTGAGTGGACGGCGAGGGCACACACCAAGAGTGAATGGGTTGACATTATTACGGAATTCCAGTCGGCCCTGGAGCACGTTGACCAGACACACATCACCTTCAAGATCAACGAGCCCAACCAGCTTGACCCGGAAGACAGAATCACTATTAATTGGAAGGAAAGGCGGGGATTCCAGTACCTCAGGGACGGGGCCGGGCACTGGTCCTGTCAGACCTTTGCCAGCCGCGCCTACGAAGACCTGATACTGGCCGTATTGGGCGGAGCAGGAGTTAGGTTCCGCATAACCTATAAGTAGGGAGATATAACGATGGCGAAAGAAATAAGAATCCTCAAGGTGCGGCACATGGGAACCGTCGGTAATGAGATTAAAGCCCAAGCCGATGATTATGAACTCTGTGCCTCTGGCAGGACATGGGCGGAAGCGGTGACGACCCGATGATGAATTGGGGGTGGTTTGACGACCTGCCCCAGCCGCTGCCGAAGGCTGATATTATCGCTTCGAAGAAGTAAAACCGGTCCGGGCGGGGGCCAAAAGCGTCCCCGTCCTAGTGGAAGGAGAAGATATGTCAGTTACCAAGGTTAATCTTGACCGATGGCTACTGGAAGGTGCGGTAGATAAGTGGTATCAGATATGCTTTGCTAACGGCGTCGACCGCGGCGGGCAGAACTGCCCTCTGTGTCAACACTACAACGAGTACTGCTGTACGACTACCGACGGAGAGCCCGTCAACTTTAACGACCTTATTGACAATAACGAGAATATCCACCGATGCCCCGTCTTCGAAGAGTCAGAGCTGAGTGATTGCCAGAATACTCCGTACGATCAGTGGAACAGATACGTTAAGGCTCGGACTACCTGTGCTCGTATAGGCAGAGAAAAACGCTGGGAGGGCTGGAAGGTTTCTGACCTGCGTTCCCTCTACCTCGCCTTTAACGAATACTGCTACCTTAAACGACTACTGGAAGAAAGGAGCGAAGATGTTTAAACCTCTGATTATAGGCTATAAGTACGAGCAGACCTACTACTTACACAAAACAGATGTGTATATGTCTGCTGGTAACGAACCCACCGCGGCTCGGTTCTTCTGTACCCTAGCCTCCCTTCCGACTGCCGTAAGAGCCTACGGGCCTATATACGATAAAAACGGTAACGAAGTAGATATAGATCAACTTATCAGAAAACACCTGTAAGGAGAAGAGCTATGTTTCAAATGTGTTTTTAGATCAGATAAACAACAACAACAGCGGCTACAATATCAACGAGCATACCTATAAACTATTCGTCGCCTCTATAGATATTTACCCACAAGGCCGTAAATATCTCTACCGCTACTTTATAAACCTCGAAGGCGACTACTAAAAATCCGCTCATCCTGAAAAGACTCTCAGCCTGTATTTAAGACCATAGGCTTTTCTTTGAATAGATGCAATAGACGTACTATACAACACATAATACTATAGACCTCTACCCCTGCTATCATATAAAATACCCCCCCCAACCCCTAGCCCCTCTATATATCTAGAACTTTCTACGATGCCCGTAGCCGTTACTCTAGCCCTAAACTAATACCTGAGCCTACCCTAATACAATCGAACGCCTTACGATTGATTTACCTACCCCTAACCAAACCCCTCGTAACAAATACTACCTCGTAATATACTACACAACTGAGACGTCTGGTTAAGAGCGGGTAGACCTCGTAACGCAGAGCTCTATCAAAGACCTCTATATCTATTCATCTATTGCAGACATCTATATCTACCCCTCCAGACTCCTGGTATCTGTGCTCTAATGCCTCTGCCTCCATTACTCTAGTCGGGAAACAATATATATATATATATCACTCTGTCCAGAAATCTAGTCTATTACCACCCCGAAAATCAGGAGAACGACGTCCTCTAATAGTTGGTAGTATCTGATTTATATAAATAATCACCAATATCCTGCCCCTTTTCTCTTTTGTCCCCATCTATATCTGTATCGTTATCTTAGCATATACCATCTATATCTGTATCGTTATCTGTATCGTTATTTGTATCGTTATTTTAGGAATAACCTGCTCTTTTCCTCTTTCATCCCCATCTCAAATCTGGCTAAAGAGCTCCACTTATGCAGATATCGTACCAAAAATCCATCGGAAGTTATAAAAACTCTAAGATATCGTATAAAAAAGATTATAAAAGTACAAAAAGACGTCAAAGACGTCAGATTATATATTTAGAGTAGATAAGAAGATCATAAAAAGATTACAAAAAGAGCCACTAGATTAACAAATAGAGTCACAGACCCATGTACGATAAGCACAGCCTGGGAACTGCCCCTTGAATAGATTACTCTTTTACAGTTGGCATGGGAGCTGCATACTGTATAGGGTGCAGGCAGGTGCGTTTATCGTTTAAATAGAAACAGAAAGGAGAAGATAATGGTATGGAGAGGGTTAACAGAGTACGTAGTCTACTTCAGGACCGAGCACTGCGGTCCTGAATACGAGGTGGTATCGGGGTCGTTCGACCCCGATAGGGCCAAGGAGATGGCCGAGCAGCTGACTGAGCGACTGGCTACGCTGGTCGACTGCGGGTGCTGTCTGCCCGCAGTTAAACGAAAGGATTAAGATAATGATAGAAAAGATCAAGAGGGCTGCGTATACTGCTCTTAATCGGAGGGGCGTTGTTCTCGCCCCTACCCCGAAGGAGATTCGATTCCCGCAGTTCGACCCCTGCCGGGCAGTAATGCCTATCGCTATTGTAGAGTGGCGAGCGACTGTTAATATGGAAGAGAAGATTCTCACCCATGTTATTATGCCCGGCGATATTTCTTTCCGGACCTAGAGGAGAAGATTAATGCTTACAGACAACGATATTTTCATGAGGATCTTAGGCACGGTCTTGCTCTTTACCGTTATTATAGGAGCGGCTATCGTTTGTAAGGCTAACGTACAGCTCGGAAGCTACCGAGTGAGATATTTCCCGGCAGACGGCGAGTATTGCGATTGCTATACCAACGAGCTGGGAGAAGAATACTGCGGACCCTGCTACTATATAGATTAGACCTGCCTTAACGCCCGCCCGATCAAGAGGCCGCCAGAGGAAGGAGGAAACTGGTGGCTATCCTTCCGTACCGGGTTTGGATATCTAGGCTCGTAACGCAGGGTTCGCTCTAAGAGGTCGTAATCCTACCTCGTAACCCGATGTCGAAATAAAGATGTCGAAATCGGAGGTCGGGCCTCGTAACCCAGACCTCTTTAAAAGATGTCGAATCCGACCTCCTGCCTCGTAACCCGGACGGAAGATAAAGATGTCGAATCCGACCTTCTGCCTCGTAACCCGGACGGAAGATAAAGATGTCGAATCCGACCTTCTGCCTCGTAACCCGGACGGAAGATAAAGATGTCGAATCCGAGGTCGAAATCGGAGGACCGAGCCCTGGACCCGAGGTGCCGTAAAGAGTCATACGAGTGCCGCTCCTTGTCACTTTTCGACCAGATTACTCTTTCAGGAGCTCGTGATATACGAGTCGGGGAAGGACTTCAAGATCGGACATATGTAATGCCAACTAAGGATGTCTTGGCTGAGGGGGGGGTAGAAAATACACCCTGAACGGCCGTATAAAACAACCGTTTGCCTTTAAATTCAATAAGTTAGGCAATTGCCTAAAAAATTAGCCCGAAAAGAAAAATGACGAAAAAAGCTTATTTTTTCATGTATTGGCATATGAGTTGCAGTATTTACCGCGCACATAAGTTTTACAGGTTGTCAATAATGGCAACCTCAACTAGCCCGCGCCGCGGGCAGAAAGGAAACACCATGCAAGAAAAAATCAAAACGGCAAAGGCAAGAAAAGAAGAATTGATTTTGAACATTGAAAAAACCGAAAAGGTGCTTTTTGATGCCGCGGCCGCGCTTAAGGTGGCAAAAGGAAAAAGCAAGGTTGCCGCGCGCAAGGCGCTTAAGGTTGCCGAAAAGAACCATGCGGCCGCGGTTGATGCGGCACGCGCCGCGGGCGTGTTGCCTGCGCCTGAAAACACCGCGGCTGAAAGTGAAGCAAACACCGCGGCTAAAAAATTGAGTGACGCGCCCGCGCCCGCGGCCGTCAAGGCTCAGGCAATCATTGACGCGGCAGTTGACGCTACGCCCGCGGTCAAAAAGAAGGTTCAAGAAAAGCTGGCCGAAAGCGCGCCTGAAGTACACGCGGAATATATGAAGCTTGTGGCCGCGGCCGCGCGAATGGGTGAAGCAACCCAACCGGTTTTAACACTCAACAATTCACTCATTGAGGTTGAGCGCGGCACAAAAGAAGTTGACGTTAACAACATACCAATTGTGTCAAGCGCGTTCGGTGCGGTTGAATTTTTGCGGCCACGGCTGAATAATGCCCGCTTCATTCTCACCGCGAAGAACCTAAAAGCGGGCAAGGAAGCTTCAATTCGCATTTTTGAGCGCGGCCAAACGAAACCTACATCACGCGTGATATTCACCGCACGTTCGGGTGAATTCGGAAGCTCAGCGAAGGAAATGTCAAACATGGGTATTGCCTGTGAACGCATAACCCATGGTGGGAAATATGGTTATTCAACCGCGTGGGAAAAACTTCAGGCTTTCTACACCGAAAATTTCTGCATCAAGAAATAAATTTTAGCCCGCGCCCGCGGTATAACGCGCCTGTTATTTTTTTTTAACAGGCGCGTTTTTCTTGCCCCTGCCTTGCCACCAGGCTTGCCCCTGCCTTGCCACCAGCACGCCACCAGCACGGCCACCAGCACGGCCACCAGCACGGCACCAGCACGCCCACCAGCACGCCCCCTGCCTTGCCACCAGCACGGCACCAGCACGCCCCCTGCCTTGCCACCAGGCTTGCCACCAGCACGCCCCCTGCACGCCACCAGGCTTGCCACCAGCACGCCCCCTGCCTTGCCACCAGCACGGCACCAGCTTGACAGCTTTCACTGGTTAACACCTTTTGACGCGTTGCGTCAAAGTGTCAAAGTGTCAATTTGATTCTCAATATGGGAAAAAATTGTCACATTAATATATGCGCATAGCCAAAATGGGCATGGCTGTGATGTGTCCCTCCTCACAAATAATCGCTCTTCTCTTTTCAATATCCCACGAGTCTCTTTTCAATATCCCACGAGTCTCTTTTCAATATCCCACGAGCTTAACAAACTCGCCAAAACCTCGCCAAAACACACTATATTCTCCCCAAAGTAAGTACCTGTCTGCAAAAAAACCGTCCCAATTTTTTCAATATCCCCCGAGTATTACCCCTAACAAAACACGCCTAAATACCCCCTAAATAACTTTATAAATGTCCTATGATGTGAATGATGTGAAATTGGTGTGAATGATGTGAAATGTTTGTCCCCTTTTTAAACCCCTAGCGCATTTATGACGCAATGTGTCCATTAATAAGTGGATGTTAAAAGATTTCACATACCCCCACATACCCCCACCCTATCTCCCTTTTGTTTCATTTATTATGGACTAATTATGGACTAATTATGGACTAATTATGGACCAATTATCAAAGACTTATTTATTTGACAAGCCGTCCAATTTACGGGTATTATATTTCATTATTACAGACATATATTTAATGCGCCCTGGAAGTTGTGTTTGCGGAGGAGAGTTTCGTGGAGAAAGAGAAGAGAAAGAGAAAGGAAGTTGTAGATAAGGGGAGAGAAGAAGATAGGGTGGTTAGGGAGTTTATGAAGAGGAGAGATAAGAGGAAAATGAAGCTGGATAAGAATAGGCGGTTGCCGGGAGAGGTTAGAGGTGGAAATATAAAAGATGCAGAGGATAAGAGGTGGGAATTGAAAGAGCGGCAGGGGTTGCCGTTAGAGATTAAGATAAGAATGAGTAAGGATCGTATAGAAGAGTGGTATAGGCATTGGAACGGGCGCATTTATGTATCGTTCTCTGGGGGTAAGGATAGTACGGCCTTGTTACATTTAGTAAGAAGTATGTATCCTGAGGTCCCGGCGGTGTTTGTAGATACTGGACTGGAATTTCCTGAAATAAGAAAATTTGTTAAACGAGTAGAGAACGTAACGTGGTTGAGGCCGAAGATGCCTTTCTTTGAGGTTATAGAGAAATATGGGTATCCGATTATTAGTAAGGAGAGTGCTGCTAAGTTGTATGATATTCAGAATACTCGTAGCGAGAAGGTACTTAAGAAAAGGTTGTATGGGGATAAGTTTGGTCGGGGTCGGCTACCGGAGAAGTGGAAGTATTTAATTGATGCAGATTTTAAGATATCAGATAGGTGTTGTATGGTAATGAAGAAGGCTCCGATTATGAAGTATATTAAGGAGAATAACAGGGCGGGTATAATCGGGACGATGGCGGATGACTCTCGCCTGAGGACTACTAACTATCTGATGAATGGATGTAATGTTTACCGTAACTACAGACCTACCAGTACCCCTATTGCTTTTTGGGTGGAGCAGGATGTTGTAGAGTATATTAATAGATTTAATCTTGATTACTCGGAAATATACGATATGGGGTATGCTAATACAGGTTGTATATTTTGTGCCTTCGGCGTGCATCTTGAGTATGGAGAAAATAGATTTCAGCGACTGTATCATACTCACCCAAAACATTATTGGTATTGTATAGAAAAGCTTGGTATGGGAAAGGTACTTGAAGCGATAGGTGTAAACTATAAGGTTGGGTTTTGTAAAGATTGCCGTTACCTTGGTAAAGAGCTAAACAGGTATATAGACGCGGAAGGTAGGGTTTCCGGTATGTATATATGTAATAAGAAGGTCTTAGAGAAAACAAACGCCTACAATAAAGCTTGTATTAAATTTGTCCTTAAAAAGAGTAAAGCCGTAATAGTTTAATCCTTCCTTAAACGACCCCTTTTTTCTTGACACCGATTTTTAAGTATTTTATATTGTAACCTCATTAAAGGTGCGCTGGGAAGGTATGTAAAGAGAAGGTTTAGTTAAAGAGAAATTTGATAAAGGAGAAACGAGTATGAGAAAGAGATTTTTTGTGCCGGAGATTACAGAGAAAATGAGGGATCTGCTGGTTAAGTATTACAGCGGGAGGTGGATTGGGAAGTTGGAGAGCGAGATTTGGGTGGCTTTCGAGTTTATGCACATTCGCCGCAGTATGTGGAAGGGTGAAGGGTGGCACCGTGCTCGTTTTGTCAGGCGCATGCTGGAATTTGCTCTGCTTGTCCTTGCGGAATTATGGATAGCGGATGTGGAATTATTGCGTCAGAAATTGAGAGTGAAAATTTGACTCCTGGTGGGACGAATACGATTAAAGAAATAAATGCCGAGCATAAGCGAATTGACAGGGCGAAATATCTTTGTGCGAAACGACTCTATGAAGTACTAGAGGAAGTATGGGAAGAACTCTGCTAAAAGGAGAGGTTGTTATTATGAAAATTGTACGGTTGAATAAAGAAAAGAGGAAAGCGATTCTGGAAGCCCTGCTTGATGTAGAGGAACATATGAAGGCTCTTGTTGAAGAGGGCAGCCTAGACAGGCGGGGGGAGTAAACCAGGCGGGGGAGTAAATAAGGTTAAGAAAAAATATTAAAATCTTAAAATACTGTTAATTGCCAAAACTGAAATAGTTTGTTATAATAGCCCTTCCCTTAATAAAGGAGGTTTTGGTATGAAAGAGCCTGTTGGGTTTGTTGGGTTTTTTGGGAATGTTACTATAGCTCTTGTTATCGCTATTATTTTCTTCAGCATAGCCAGCTTTATTTCTTCGTCGGTTTGGGGATCGTATCACCCAGTAGCCGAGGGGGTCATGCTTGAGGACAAAGAAATTGCAAAGGGGCTATTTAGGGTCTACGATCAAGAGCTTGGTGTTGCCTGCTATACAAGCGTGCGGGCTATTTCCTGCGTAAGCCTGATGTAAAGGAGAATTAAAATGGCGCAACCAAAAACAACGGAAAACCTGATCCCCGTCATGTTGAGCAAGGAAGAGGTGTTTGATGCCGTAACAGCCGAGGTCATAAGCCGCTTTGCCAAGGCGGGGCACGACCCTAAGAGGATACGCATTAAGTCTTCCGAGTTTCAAACTGAAGAGTATCAGGGTAACGAGATATTTACTGGCATTAAAGTTACGGTCGGCTTTAAATGATTCGCTGCGTTGACTGCGCCCACTACGATCATGAAACCGGCGTGGTGTGCTATACATATCATGGAATATCTTGTGTAAGCCTTGATGTTGAGAACTGAAACAGTTTGCTTGCTGTGCGGTGGGAATGAAGTGGTTAGCCTGACCCGCCGGACCGTACCCGGCTTAATGGTAGCTATGGCAAAAACACCCCTATGGAATTGGGGTTCTGGCGAGGCACCAGTTAAGTTAACCCATAGCGGGATCTTTTGTTGCTTGGCCACAACTGCTGATCCCTTAAACCCATTGTGCGGACCGCGCAGCAAGCAATTTTTTTTAGGAGAATCACATGAGCAAAATACCATTTGTTATTCCAATAGAGGTTCTCGAAAACATACTGCGCCTTGCAACTGTCCATATTGAAGACCATGACGAGCTTGGTGATATGTCAAAGAGTGTAATTGGCTTCTTTGGAAACGACCTGATTAATGATATTATAAACGAAGATGAAGAGTAAAATGGTTGACGAAAACTCTATATGTTGCTTTAACTGCATTCACGCTGACCTTGAACCGATTTTTCTTTTTGGGGAAAATGAAAACGGCATTGCTTTTAAGCTTGTGGAGTGCTTTGCTAGAAAGTCAGTAAAAGAGTCGCCACCACAAGAGGCATACTTGCCTCCTGACAGACCACAAAATTGCAAACACTTTGAAAGGGATAATTACATGGGAGTTACTGTAAAACAGAAAGAGCACACGAGTGTTATGGATCTTGCCAACGAAATCAGGAAAGAATACCCTGTAATGGGGGCGCTGAACAGTGACCTCAATGGAATAGTGAAAAAAACCATTAAAATGCTTGCCCAGATGCCCCTAGATGACGTTTTAAGGCTGCTTATTGAGGTTTCCCCTAGCTCAATGGAAAAGTGGCTTACGGGGGATCCTGATGCGCCTTAGAGGCTATTATTTAATAACCCGCTATGAGGGGAATACCCTTGCCGATGAGATGCGTTCTCTTTTTGAGTATTTCAACACCCCGGTAGTCGTTGATGTTTACCCAGACCCAGCCAGCCTTGGGGCTGTTGTAGCCGTTAAGGGATACTATACGGATGAGACTCTTCGCGAGTTTAACAGATTGAATCTTTTAAAGTTATATATTAACAGACTTAAGAAACTTAAAAGCGGAGGAAAATATGAGCCACCTGATTGTGAAGCTGATTAAGATTTTTTTAAGCATTTATTGCCCCATGCGAGATGAATGCCCCTACCGGGTTATGGACGTTTTAGGCGTTGACAGAAAGCTTCTCAGGAAGTATATTGATGAAGGTGGAAAGCTAGTGTTTGATTTTGCATCTGAGCATCTTGCTGAATTCAATAAGGAGTTAAACTGTGGCTTAAAAAATGAAGAGTTTAAACAGTTCGTGCTTGAGGCGCAGGAGCTTCTAAACAAGTTTAATATTGCCAGTATATTCACCGAGAATAACGAGGAAGAAAATGGCAAGAAGGAAGTTCACAAAAAGGGAAAAGCCAGAAGATATAACGCACGAAATTAGCTCTGCCAATCCAAGCCCCGGTGTTGATGATGTTCAGATTCGGTTTAAAAAATTCGACACTATGTTGAGTAAAATAACCCTGCCGATTGATAAAGCAAAAAGTTTTGCGGAAGACCTTTGTGCGTTCCTGAATATTCCCACCAAAAAAGGAAACAATGAAGACAAAGGAGGCTAATCATGCCAAAAGAAGTTTTCCTCAGAACAAAAGAAGCTGCCCACGTGTTCAGCCATGCCATAGGAGAAGACGTCAGCCCGGATGATCTTCTTGATTACGCCAGAGCTGGAAGGTTAAAGGCGGAGAAAATTGGTCGGTATTGGCAGTTCAAGCAAAAAGATATTGTTGATTTTTGCAAGAAAGTTTTATCCGACCGAGATAAGGCGAAAAGGGCGAGGGAAAATGAAAGAAGAAAAATCGGAACCGGAAGCAGTTCAAACGCAATATGAATCAGTGCGGTTTACAGCCAAGGAACTTGAATGGATATTTTTGTATTTCAACAAGAGCCTTGGGCTTGCCTACCGCGGCGATCAAGACAGAGACGGCCTTAAACTTGAAGAGTTGCAGTGTGACCAGTTCTCCCCAAGGCTACTCATGGAAGATGTAAAAATAACCCAAAGGATAATTGCTAAAACGAGGCCGTATGGATCACATGGGGGTTGACATGGCCCTTCCATTGTGGCATAATATTTTTACTTATAGCCTTTGTTTGTTGTTTCATTACCCACGCCCCGCGCTGTTAACTCCATGAGGATAGCGCGGGGCATTTTTTATGGAGGAAACAATTATGGAAGCCGGCGTTAAGGAAGCCAGAGGCGAGTTAGAGAGTAGGCCGTATTTAGTGGCGGCAATGGTTGATGATGTTGAAGTCCGAATTGTTGTCCAGGCGGTAAGCTTGGCTGATGCCTTGGTGAATGCAACCTTTGCTTTTGCCAGAAAGAAGCTGTTTGTGCATTACCCCTCAACAGAGTGGATTAGGCAGAACGGGGGGCCGGGACTGATGGAGAAAATGAAGGGGGTTGAAAAATCCCACTTCGTAGCGGCCTTTGCCGTTCCCGGCGAGTATCGGTATATGGATGACTATAAAATCTACGGCCTCTACAAGGGCAAAGATGTATCAGGGCAGTGGTCCCATTAAAAAGTTGTTTTCCTATTTGACAAACAATTTAGGGATATAATATGGTTTAACTCAGGTAAGGGTGCTGGGTTTCACATTGGCGTATGCCCCGTGGTGAGAAGATAACTCCGCCTTGCCACGGGGCAGTTTTTTTTAAGGGGGTGAGCATGAATGATTGGGACACAAGTTAACAAGATAGTAGAAAATTTTTTTATCCATAAACTTGGACGTCTTTGTTTTTTCTTCATAATGTGGGCACGCCACGAGCTATGGCTATGCAAATATGGCAACAATTTATATTTTCATGTTGAGAAACTAACTAAGAGGTTTTCCAGCCTATATTATTCGGTACATGGCTGCAAGCTTGGCGGGGATAAAAAGGCCAGCGTGTTTTTTGCCATTGCCCGTCGCCACTACAAAACGACAACCGGTATTTTTCCGAGTGATTATGAGATTGAGTTTCTTTGCAAGGACATTTGGCTTTGGAATAATTGGGGCAATGACCAGAAGGTACATGGCCACCGCTGGACCTTAGTTTTTCAGAAACCAGAAGTAAAATATTTTTATACTGGAATGTAAGGGGGTGTAATTTAAATAGTTATTTTAGCCTTGACAATATGCTAAGTTATTGCTAAAAGGGTGCAATTGCCTGTTCAGGCAATGCCTTGGGAAGAATGTTTAAAAGCAATATTAATATCTTAGCGCTTATTGGCAAGGGAACTCTTGCCATGGGGGCATTTTATGGAGCAAAAAGAAAAAACGTTAGCGGAAAGCACTAATGAAATAAACCTCCACATGGCCACTGTCAATCAATATGCCAAAGTAATTATAGAAAAAGCAAGGGCCATAGACTCAATAAGCCGGGACTTCGTACTTGACACGGAGCGCCTGCTAACCGAAGGGTTTAAGATCCAAAGCATTATTGAGATCCTCACCAATATCAAAGAAGAAACCTTCAACCTTCTCAGAAATGTTAACCAGAGCGAGCTTCACGCCTATAAGGCTGACAAGCTATCAGAGGGTGTTTTTCCGAAGGTAGTAGAAGAAAGAAGGAGCCACACTAAGAAAAACTAATGTATATGCCCCAACAGGTGATTGCTATGAAGAAGATAAACGGCAAAAAGAGAAAGGCAGTTGTAAGACGTGCTGTTATTGTCGTAGAAAAGAGAATTCCATTAAGCACAAACCCCAATGAAGATCCCTGCCCAAGTCCACTCCCTACTGAAACAAAGCGCAGAAAAGCCATGTGTTTTGCTTTTGCAAATGCCTCATTGGGATGCCGCTGTATGGCGGGGAAGTGCCCGAATTACGATAAAAACGCATGTGGTGTTAACGGACAAACAGTTTATGTGCGATTCAGCAGAAGGATGCAATACCGGCACTTGAAAAGAATATTACACTATGATAATAATTTAAACTACTTTTAGGGGGTACTGAAGGGTGGCTAAGTTTCTCGTATTATCAGAAGATAAAAACAGGGTGTATATCCGCAATTGTGTTCGCATCGCAAAGAAGAGTTTAATTTTTGACGAGCCTGTCAATGGTAAAACCCAAGTGCCGAAAGAGCGCTGTTATTACTACAATGATGCCGAACACGCTGATTATCTTTACGACCTACAAAGGCTTGATAAAAGAATAAGAAATTTAATAATGATTAGGGATGATCTTTTAAGCAGGTTTACGCAGGTAACAACGAAGAGCACGAGGTTTTAAATGAACCATAGAAACACGATGAAGGAATTCCGCACAGATGATTTTCTTGTTAAATTTCTACACCCAAATAGAGACGGGGTAGAGGTGGAGGTTTATATGCGTAGGCGCAAGCGATTCCCGCGCACAATGAGCCTTCATTCAAAGCCAATCATGAAGTTCAACCTTAAGGATTTGCTTGGGGAAGAAAAGAAAGAGACCGCATTTAACGTTTTCCAAAAGATGATAGATAAAAGTCAGAATGCAACAGCCTTTGTTCTATCAGACGAATGGGGAGAAGAAGATGGAGAAAGTGAAGGGAGAGAAGAAGATGGAGAAAGTGAAGGGAGAGATGAAGAGGTATCTGATAATTGATGGAAACCTCCTGTTACACAAGAGCCAAGGCGTTCATGGAAGCCTGAAGACCAAAGTTAAGGGAGAAGTTGTTCACACCGGCATCCCTTATGGTTTTCTAAAGGCCATTGTCAGGCTTAACAAGCATTATCAATTCTTAAGGACTTGTGTTGTTTTCGACAGTGGCGTGGCACCAATGAGTGTCAAACAGCATGCTAGAAAGCCGGTTGTTGCCAGAGATCTTCTACCAAGGGTTGATGTATTTGAAGACTACAAGAGTAGCAGAGGCCCACTGAAGATTGAAATAGCCCGCGGAAAGAAGCTCCTTGACCGATTCCTCAATTGCCTGCCAATAACTGTTACGTATGCCAGTCCGCTTTATGAGGCGGATGATGTTGTGGCCCATGTTTCTAACGAAGTGTGGCTTCGCAGGCAGGACACCAATACCGATGTCATTATTTACTCTGATGACAAAGACTTCCATCAACTCATACATGGTCCGAAAAATGGGTTTCGAGTATTTTGCCATAAGCGCAAAGATGTAATCATGGACCGAAAAAAATTAAAAGAAAAATTTGGCCTTAGCCCGAGACAATTTGTAAAATACCTTGCCCTTGTTGGGGACAGCATTGATGACATTCCCGGCGTAAAAGGGGTGGGGCCAAAAACGGCTGTTAAACTTATAACCGAAAAAAGAATTAAAAAGACAATAAGTAAAGAAGATTATGAAATATATAAGCGAAACATATCCCTAATAGAATTGTCGGCTGATCAGCGGGTTGTGCTTGCTTGCCGCCACGGACGCCTTGACATGAAAAAGCTTAATGTGCTATTAAATAAGTTCAAGATGGTCAGTTTCCAAAGGGAGCAAGATCAAAGCGTGTTGCGGCAACTTAAACCGATTAAATTCTTGAGGGAATGTTGAGTGCCCTATGGGGGAGTGTTGCATGCGGTCACTTCATGTTCGGGCAAGCATTGGTGTTTTCCATTTAACCAGTAAGGCTTTCGAAAGTGCAATGTTTGACCTTATTGAACATTGCGGGTTGCATGTTCGCAGGGCGATTTCATATGAGTTTTTCCCAGACGGCATAACCGCCGTTGCCATATTGGCAGAGAGCCATATTATTCTTAGCACGTGGCCAGAGAAACATGATTTACAACTCGATTTCTTTTGTTGTGGCGATACCAGTGCTATTGATAGAATGCTGGGAGCCATTCCTGAAAAACTTAATTGCAAGATTGTTTCATCAAGAGTTTTAGATAGGGACAGCATGGTTTCAGTACCATCGTAGGTTCCTCCCTGCGATAGCAGTACCCTTCAAGCCCGCTGGCATTGCCAACGGGCTTTTTTTTGTTGTTTTCTGATTTGACACAATGCGTCCACATATGCTACTTAAAACTAAATAATGGAGGTCGTTATGAAGAGAAATAAAAGAGATACATTGCAGTTTGCGAAGATGAAAGCGGCGATGATGTTCGCAACGGAAAACCTTTCCACGCGGGAAATCGCAATCAAGGTTGGCCAGAGTACAAGAATGGTGAACACATGGCTTGATGACCCGGCCTTTCAGGATGAGGTCAGACGCTACGCTGAACGCTTCCTCAAGGTGAATGAGGAAGGGAAGGAATTTAGGAAGCAGCAGGCGTCTACGGTGCTCCCATTCCTATATAATGAACTGTTTCGCAGGGTGGCTGTTGACCCCGCCTGCTTAGAGCATATGCGTGACACCGATTTGCGACAGCTCATTATTGGCCTACAGCATGAGGCCCGCCTTGACACCGACGGGGACGTAACCCAAAAGGTAGGCCATTTGTCAACCAATAAGCTTGCCGACCGCTACAACAAGAGTTGCTCTGGGAAGAAAATGAAGAAAGAGAAAAGGGTGTCAAACCTGGATGACCATAGAAAGAAGTAACCCATGAGTTTGATGGTTTCCAAAAAGAAGAGGAAAAAGAAGGTGAAAAAGAGCCGACAATTGGATGTCGGTTCTTTTGTTAGTGAGGCCAGTGAGGAGCTAAGCTCAAAGCCAGCTGATAATAAGCGCCGGGCCGCAGTGGTGGTTAGCAAAAAGAAGCCGCAACGAAAAGCTGCTCCCCTTACAGTGGTAAAAAAACAACCCACTGAAGAGGAGCTTGCCAACTGGTTGTCAACGGTTCCCGGTTTTATTGAGGGGCTAACCGAAACGGAATTTAACCCTACTCGTCTTTATGGGTATCAGGTAAAGTATTTGAACCGAAAAGTTTCCTTTTGGCATATAGACAAGGCGAGGCAGACTGGCTTCAGTTATGTGTTTGCTGCCGAGGGGCTGGCTAAGTCCCATCTGATGCACAAGTACACGAAAATTTTTATTTCCATCAACCAAGATGAAGCCAATGAGAAGATCACCTACGCCCGCGCCATGTATGACAGTATGCCGCTGGCGTGGAAAAAGAAGTTGGTGGTGGACAACCGCAAGTGTTTGGAGTTCGAGGGCAAGTGGCGAGGCCGTACAACCCGTACCCGCATAATCAGCCACGCACAAAGGGAGCCCCGTGGGAAGGGCGGTAACACAGAGGTTGTTCTTGACGAGGCCGCACATTATATTTTCGGAAACCAGATTTACACTGCCGCCCTGCCTATTACCACTAGGGGAAAGGGTGGTATCACCATAGGAAGCACACCGCTTGGAAAAAGCGGCATTCACTGGGACATTGCTGATAAGCCAGAATTCAGACGTATATACAGATACCAGCGGGTTTTCTGGTGGCATTGTATTGATTTTGTCCAAAAGGGGAAGTTTAAGGAGGCCAACAAGAAGGCTAATAAGATGTCAACTGCCGAGCGCGTAGACAAATATGGCAGTGACAAGCTTATTAGCATATTCCTGAGTATGGATCTTGAATCCTTTCAGCAGGAATATGAGCTTTTACATATTGACGAGAGTGTTTCCTTTTTTCCTCTTGATCTTATTAAGCGCTGCACCTATAGCGTAATAAAGGACAAAATTTACCTTGAGGAAGATGAATATGCTGAAGATGCTAAAAGTTTTCCTGTTGAGACTTCGTACCCAGAGGTTAAATTTAATTATTATACCGCCCTTGATGACCTTGCCGCCGCTAAGCGGGCAGGGGAGTTTAAGGGATCGCTTTCTGCTGGCTTCGACGTTGGACGGCGTAAACACAACGCGGAGCTTATAATTGTTGAGGATGTGCCACGCGGCCCTGTTGCCCTTCGCGGAAGAATTAAGTTCAACAATGTAGATTTTGAAGCGCAGGAGGCTGAACTTGGCCGAGCAATTGATTGGCTTGGTCTTGAGCGTATGGGTATTGATGAAACTGGCCCCGGTATTCAGCTTGGCGAGAACATGGAAAAGAAATATCCGGGAGTTTGTATTCCAATTAATTTTACTAACTCTTGGAAAGAGCTTAATGCCAGTCATACTCGCAGGCTAATGGAAACGCAAAATTTGGCCCTGCCTGATGACCGGGATGTCAGAGGCCAGTTTCACAGTATTAAGCGAATGGTCACAGATCATGGAAACCTCCGCTTTGACGCGGAAAAGAATAAGGAGCATCATGGCGATATTGTTTGGGCTACGGCCCTTGCGGTTGAAGAGCTTCGCCCTGATGAAATTGGTAGCTTGAGCGTGTCAAAGAAGAAAGTTGACAGGGCCGTTCCAGAGAATATTGTTTCAAGACCAAAAAAGAGATTGTTTAACAAAAAGACAACCAGTGTTCCCATAGCAAGACACACTGGTCCATCTTTTGGGGTTTTGCCGCCTCATTAATGGAAGGGACTTTCTGATGGCTAAGAAAAAGAAGCGGAGAGCGGTTGTTAAAAAGACCAGCGGTCCAATCATGTCAAGAAGGGACCGCAAGGGACTTGAAGATTTCACAGAGAAGCATTTCAGCCGGGAGCTCCAGGATGAATTCAGCAGTTTCCTTAAGGGGGAAGCTAAGCTGAAGGGCAGAAAAGGGGGCAGAAAGGCCGACGAGGATGAGGTTCCTGTTATTAACCTGAAAGAGCTTACCCGCATAGACAACCCAAATGTATCCGGCATGGCCTTTGGTAAAGATTACGGCATTTACAACCCTTCCGAAATTACCATTGATACCTTCAAGAAGATGAAGAAGGATCCGCAAATTGCTGCCGCACTTGCTTTTGTTAAATTGCCAATCATGAGTCTGCCGTGGCGCATACAATGCGAAAATGATAAAATCGCTAAAACGGTTGAGTATATTATTAAACCCATATGGAGGTCTACCCTAAAGAGTGTTCTCACGGCGGTTGAATATGGGTTTGCCAGCCACGAGAAAGTTTACGCCCTAAGGGACATCCATGTTCGGTCAGAAAACAAAACTGGTAAGAAGAAAACCTTTTTTAAGGGACCAGCCCTGACCTATAAGAAAATTAAACCCCATTACCCAGATTCAATAACAATCAACGTGAACAAGTTTGATGACTTCTCCAGCATTACCCAATCAATGATGGGAAAGGGAGACGTCACCATTGATAAGAATAAGAGCTTCCTGTTTACAAACGACTACGAGTTTGGGAACCTGTATGGAATGTCCCGTCTTGAGTCGGTATATAAATACTGGTACTGGAAAGAAATCATGTACCAGTTCATGCTCATGTATTTTGAGCGCCGCGGAAGCCCGCCTGTAGTGGCTACGGCCCCAATGGGGCGGTCAACTGATTCTGACGGTACAACAAGGCGTGACAACCTTGATGTGGCCTTAGACCTTGCCTCAAGCCTTCTGAGCAACAGCGTTGCTGCCCTGCCCTACCAAAGCAACCGCAATACAAACGAAAATATGTGGGGCCTGGAGTACTTGCTTGACGACAAGCGTGGCGAGATGTTCATTGAGGCCATTAACCATATTGACAAGGCCATTCTGCATGGAATCTTCCTGCCCGACAACACGGTAACGGAGGGTGGCTCTTATAGTTCATCTTCTGTTCATGCTGATTTGTTTCTCATGAGCGAGAAGGGGCTCGTTACCGATATTGAATTGGCGGTTAATACGCAGCTTGTACCCATATTGGTGCAGGGCAACTTCAAACGTAGCGAGTGGTGCGATTGCTACTTTGAAATGGAGAACCTTGATTTTAACCGCAAGTTGGCTCTTAAAGAGATTTTCATTGAAATGCTCCGCAATGTTGACAATATGGTTCAAATTGGCTTGCGTCCAAAAATATACCCTGATATTGAAGAGCTCGCCAAGGTTCTGCAAATTCCCGTTTCTACCCTTAAAGATGAGGTTGATGAAACGGAGGCTCCCAGCCAGCTCCCGGGCGAAAAAGCTCCTACCAATGTAATCCCTATTGATGGGGCTAAAAGCAGGGCCGTTCCTCGTAGGCCGAAGCGGGAAAGCAGCACAGGCACCCGGGATGTTGACAGGAAGGATCTTCGCCCCGGTGGTAAGCGTGCCGAACAGCGACGGGCAAAAATGAGTGAGGCTGAAAAGAGATTGTCAGAGCCCGATGCTGATATGATAGACCTTCTTACGGAAATGTATGGTCCCCAGCCCGATGAAGATGGGGCCATACCCTCAAGCGAGAAACTTCGCTTTAAACTGATAATGCAGGCGCTAACAGATGATGGACTCAAAGAGATCAAGAAGGGGTTGATGCGCTACAGGGCAATATCAAGCATGGACATCATTCCCAATTTTGAGTTTATGGATAACATGGATGTTATTCGCCACATTGTTCCGCTTCCAGACTTTGCCATTGACCTTTTGCAAGAGGCCATGATTCGTAAACTTTCTGATGTTGGAGAATAGCCTTGAGCATATCAAAAGAAATTCGGGTAGGTCCGGATGGAAATACAAGGACGAGGCGCAAGGTAAATTTTCAGGCAATAACGAAAATTTTCACGCTTCATAACGCCACGTTTACCCGAGATGCCAATGGAAGGCTGATTGAGACCCTGCTTTATCAGGATACTGACTATGCAAAACGCATTACCTTTACACGGGATGGCAATGGCAAAATCACAAGCATGTCATCAGAGGAAGTATATTAATGTTACAGGATAATATAAATCCTGATTTGGTTCGCCGCATTGACGGCCTTCCTTACTTGTATGACCCAACTAGGGCATTATGGCTTAGTGTCAATATGCGGACCTACACCTTTGCCATTGACCATAGAAATATAGGTTGCGCTACAGCAATGCAATTCATTGCCGAGTTACACACTAATGTCAATGGGCCGCTAGTAGAAAAAAATGGAATATTAGTTTCTCTTTCTGTTCGCTGTCAAAACAATGCAAATGCAAATTTTAATCTTTATAAAAATAACGATTCCTTGGTACGTCAAATTGTTTTATCTGGTGTTAATTTTGGTAAGCTCGAAAACCTGAGTGATTTGCTTTCTGAAGATGATTGGCTTGGCTGTAATTGTGAGCCGATTTCTGGAAATGTAGATTTTCCGGTCTTGCAAGCCACGGTAGCGTGGCGAGAAAATTAGAAAGGAGAAATTGATATGGCCATAATGCATACTGTCATTATTAAAAACAATGATTCCACGGACATTGAAATACCTGATCTTGGAATCATTGGTGTCCCCGCTGGAGATCAAATAACGCTAAGTAATCAGGAAACATATCCTGAAATTGCTGGTAGTGATGATCTCCGCACATTGGTTGAAAATGGCGATCTTGTTGTGAATGATGGCTCAGACGACCTGAGTGCCGCAGATGGCGTTCTGTATTTAACTATTGTTCGCCAGCAATACCTCATGGACACGTTCTATACAAGAGCACAGCTTCAGGGCTCTGGGCAGGCAGAAATCCATTGGAATAATTTGACGAACAAACCGGCCTTTGGGGATCCAAGTTTTGTTGCGCCTGTCTTATATCGTGTTCTTGACATTGCCAGCGATGCCACGGCCTCAAATGTTGGCGATGTTTATGTTGATACCGACGATGACAAATACTACAAATGGAATGGGGCCGCATGGGTTGATGATGGGGATGTTGCCGAGGGCGACCGGGTTATTAACCTGGATCATGCCACCGAAAATATCCATGTATTTGATAGTGGTGCATGGGCCGACACCACGGAATCTGCTGACCAGACCCTTGTTAACGTCAATGATGACGGCGATGGCAATGACGCCCAGTATGTGTATGATGGCCCCACCGATACATGGCTGAAAATGGGCGACATTGATTACAGCGGCCACTTTGACGGTGGAGCCGGCAAGCACGATGCCAGCGAAATTGATGTTGAAGGTACGTATCCGAATGTACCAAGCTCTCCGTGTGATGCTGAGACGGCCATTAGCGAGCTCAGCGATGCAATTACCAGTGCCGCGGAAAGCAATACGTTGGATGAGGCGTATGATGAAGGCGGTGCTGGTGCAGGCCGCGCCATTACGGCAGATTCCGGCCCCGTTGAGATTGACAACGGCGGTGGTACGCAAGCTGGTTTCAGGCTTGTTCCTAACGCCACGTTCCCCAGCGTTAGCCTTGCCAATGGTCAGGTCCATGTTGATGCTGACGGTATTGAATATGTCTATGATGGCACAAGAGGCAAATGGCTCTCAAAGGCCAGAATGACAATGAGCTTCAGCAGGCAAGGCAACAGTGCAAACGCCTATTTGCTTTCTGGTGAAGTTCCTGCCAATCAATCTGGCCCAAGATTCCATAAGGATGTATGCATTACCGGCATTAGCTGTCAATTAAGCAATGTCAGTACAGGCACCCTTATTGTAAGAAAGGATGATGTTGCCATAAACCTTTTTACGCTGGCCATTTCTTCCGCGCAGGGCGATCACGACGATACCATTGATGAATCTATTGATGCAGGGAGTTTTTTACAGTGTGGCCTGACAAGCAGTGTTACGCCGAGAAACCCGGTCGTGACCATATGGTATGCGTACGAAAAGAAATAAATAATGTGGTAGGAATGTAATGGCAAATCCGCTTGTAGTTGTACTGAACAATGATAGCACAGAGGTTTGGATTGACGATTTGGGGTTGTCAATCCAACCCTCTGAGCAACTAGTGCTATGTGAAGACAGCATAGATAGTTTGTTTCCCATATCAAAGATTTTTGATTCCAACGACTTAAAAGATCTTGTCGAAAACACAACCCTTAGCGTAAGTAGCGATGGGACAAACTACCTTGATACTACTGATGGAATTTCCCACATAAGTTATGAATCGCCCTATCAAGATCTTGCTGGTGATTCAAAATTTGACCGGGAAGGCGGTGTCATTACACCAAAGGTTGAGGGGGATGATCTTGATTTAAAAAACGGCACCCTCATTCTCCGAAATGTTGCTGGCACTGGCTATGTGGTTATTCAAAGAAGCAGCGGTAATGCCAGTATATCTGTTTATGGCACAGATGCCAGGGCTCTGTACCTTAACCTCATGAAGCAGGTGACGCAGCTTGGCGGCTCTACCTCTGACCAGTATGTTGTTATCTCTGATAGCGGGGATGGACAGTTACTTGGAATATTCGGTGACGGGGTTCACAAAATACGAAAAGAGCTTTTGTTTCTTGCTGGCTTGACCCCAACAGAGTATTTCCGGGTGGGGCATGATGGCTCTGGCTACTTTGTTTTTGCCGGTGATGGAAATAAGATCAGGTCAGTGCTGGATCAGGATAATATGTCATCGGACAGCGCCACCGCCCTGATTACCCAGCAGAGCGCCAAAGCCTACAATGACAAGTTCCCGCATGAGATAAATTTTGCAATCTCTGACGGCTCCAACCCATATCAGGAAATAGAGGCTACATCTTGGAAGTCGGTTCGCCAGTTTATCTTTCGGGGCACTAATAATATATGGGCGCCAACGGCCTTTAAGGTGGCGGTGAAAATACCGTTTAATCAAACTGGACACTTTCAATTAGTGGACCTGACGCACGGCAGTAACGTTGTGGCCTCTATGACAAAGGTTGGCTATCTTTGGCAATTCCCAAATGGTGCCAACTGGAAAATAGTAACAGATAATTCCCTTGCCAACCTTCCTTCGGGGGAGTCTGTTTTTGAGTTGCAGGCGAAGGCTGAAAATGCTGGGGGCAAGGTGTATTTATCCTCAATGAACCTTGTATTTTAACGAGAGGGTGGCAGGCCATGACTGTTTATAACTGGCGGGTTTATTGCAACACCGAGGGCGGCTACATCGAGACATGGAGCCCGGAGGTGCCCACCGTTTGCCCCAACAATAACATCCATGAGATTGACCCTTTAAAGTCCGTTATCATTGGGGAGGTGAAAGAGGTTGTTCCGGTTGATTCCGTTACGGGTAAGGTGAGGTCTCATTCAAGTTCAAAATTGCCAGGACTCACTACCAACTTTACTGGCCGCGGCGATGATCCTTCGGATGTTGATGATGTTGGAAATGGTCAAAGAATATATTACAAGCACGAGCTTGGCGATAGTACTGAAGCCACTATTTATGTTGATTTTAATACCATTGCAAACACCACCAGTATAAATGAAGGGTATGAATCACACAGTAATTGCCAAAATGAAGATTGTGGGTCTGTTGAAATAGTTTCGCGGGCCACACAAATATCTATGGATGGAACCAACACAGACTATAAACTTTATGCTGGCATTATGGTTATTCCAGCAATTGATAGTACTGGAGAGGTAGAAATACTTTCAGATCTTTCAGAGCATGACGGTGGTTTAGTTTATATGCCCGATGTTCAGCAAACTGATGGATCTTATCTATCTCCTGTTGCTTTTTGGAATGCGGAATGGAATAGCGTGACGAAAAAATTTGAAAATATAACACCTGCTCCTGCCGGAGATGGTCGTTATAATATTTTCATATATGAATATGTTTTTCATCGCTTTGCAAATGATTGGCCTTTGATGGGTAATTGCAGCGGTTGTCTTCTATCAACTGAGGATGAAGATTTGTGGGGGCATGGAATGAGATTAAAAATAACCATGAAGACTGGTTTGCCAGACCATGCTTGGGAGTTTAAACTTGGCCTATCAATGAGTAGATTGAGAACTGCATAACACATAGTGGGCTTAATTAATGAACTATGCACTGATTAATAATGAAATACACGATAGCTTTCCGGTTGTAGACCGGGCTACGTTCAATATGGTAGGCGGAATTGACTCTACAAGCTTTGCTGTCACTATTCTTGATCCTGATGGTGATGGCAGAGTTGATGGTACGGGCGCTGTTGATTGGTCTATTCAGGAAAAGGGTGTAGGCACTGGCTTCTATACGCTAAGCTTTACTCCTGACCAGCTTGGCGAGTGGATCGCAAATGTTGTCCACGATGATTATTTCCCCTATGGAAAGAGTATGAATTATGAAGTTGTACCGGAAGGGTTTTTCTCTTCCGGTGGTGATTCCACTTCCGATATTGCGGAATTGCTTGACATTTGCGATGACATTGTTATAATGCTCTCAACATTATTATAAGGAGGTTTTGCCATGATCACGGCCACCGTAATCCATCACGTTTCAGATAATTATATGGCAGAGATTAGCCGAGTGATACAGGCATACACATTTAACCCAAGCGTTGATGCCACCGGCGAGAGTTCGGAGCTTGTCAGATTTGAAATTTCAAACCTTAAAACATCGGTTACGGATGAAGATCGTGATTATGCTGGAAATGCAGATGTTATGAAATTTCTCAAAATCTCTTTGTCATGTAATTCTGAAGATTTCGATTTCAGCATTCTCAACCGCGGCGACATGACATGCCTTGATACTATCAACGAAATTATTGCCTATGAGGGCGAGGTATTGTCAATGTCAGATAGCTGGCTAATGGACCTCGTTGTGAGAAACGCTGACGACATCCCTGATAATATGTTTTATGCCTGGTTTAGGAATAATGATGCCGTCAACCCCATTGGCGATGTCACAATGGAAATCGCGTTTGAAACCGTTGATTAATATGGAGGTATATCATGGCAAGAGTTAAGCCGGTCAATTATTTTGGAAGCGGTGGCGGCGGTTCTTATGCTCCGCTGAACCACAATCATGACTCAAGATATGCCCTCATTTTTCATTCCACAGGGCATGCAAATGGTGGGAGTGACCCCTTAAAGCTTGATGCTCTTGCTGTGCCAGATGACAGTACGAATCTTGATGTATCTGTGTCGGCGCATGGTTTGATGCCGAAGCTTACCGGAGAAACGGATAAATTTTTTCGCGGGGATGGCTCTTGGTCTGAAGCTACCATTCCTGATAATTTAGATATGGGTTCTTTTGTATGAGTTTTTATTAACTTATTAATCTTCAATAGGGGGTTAAAATTATGCCGGTTTTTCAAGTAAAAAGAGGTACAAAGGCGGAGCTCAATGGCATTACTTTGGCGGCTGGTGAGTTGGGTTTCACCACAGACACCAAGGAGGTTTACATTGGTGACGGAGCCAGCAATAACCTGATTGGCTCTGTCAAGGTTGATGTTGTCGCCAATAAGCCCGCGGCTGGCGTTGCCGGGAGAATTTTTCACCAAACAGACGGCGATGATGCCGGGGATACATTTCTTGATGATGGGGCACAGTGGGTTAAAATTGGCGTTTCCAACATTGGAGACCTCAGTGGAGACCTGGACGATATTGATGATGGCACCAGCTATCAGCGGGTTGCGGCTTCCGAGGTTGATGAAAGCGGCTATGTCACGCAGGTAAATGATGGGGCAAATGTGGCCACGGCATCTGATGTACGGGGGCATCTTGATGATGACTCAATCCATCAAGAGCATCCGGCCTCAAGTGCTGTTGGCAACATTGCCACCTTTGCCGATACTACCGGCGGCCTTGATGATTCTGGTGTAAAGGTCAGCGATGCTGGCAGCAGCTCAACGGATCTCTGGTCGGCACAGAAAATCCAGAACACCATTGACCTCGCAATTGCGGGGCTTGATATCCAGGCGGATGTGCTTGATATTCAGGTGGATGATACCCTTGATCCTGGTGGTTCCCCGGATACCGGTGCCCGCTACATCATGACGGACTCAACAAATGCCCATGCCAATTTTGGCTCAATTGATGGGCTTGAGGGTAATGACATTGTTGAATATGATGGCGATTCTTTTGAGGTTGCCTACGATGTCTCTGAGGAGGGGGAAGGCGCACTTTGCTGGGACCGTGATAGCGGCACATGGCAACGGTGGGATGGTTCCTCCTGGGATGAATTTGGTGGCTTGGCCGGAATAACGGCTGGCAACGGCCTGACCAAAGATGGCAGTATTCTTCACGTCGGGGCAGGGGACGGCGTTGATGTTGATTCCGATGATATTGCCGTTGATGTTACCGATTTCATTGATACCGACTATGGTCTTGAGGAAAATTCAAATGACATTCGCATTAACCTTGAAGCGGATGGCGGTTTGCAGTTTGATGGCTCCAATCATGGCATTGAAATCAAAGCGGATACCAGCACTGGCGATACCATTGCCCCCTTGGCAGTGGGCGCTGACGGGGCCGGGGTTGAAGTGGACAACAGCACCATTAAGCATTCCAATGGTGTGCTTGAGGTTGGCGATATTGACGGCGGCTCCTTCGTTTAGTTTTTCGGGGGTTTAATAATCCTTAGCGGGGTTTAAATATTTAGCCCCGCTAGGGCCAACCCTTTTTGGAAGGATAATGTGATGTCTAACACAATACAGTTGAGAAGAGGGACAGAGTCAGAGCTTGGAGGGATTACCCTAGCTGCCGGGGAGGCTGGTTTCACCACAGATACAAAAGAGATTTTTGTTGGTGACGGCGCAAACCATCACGTTATCGGCTCTGTGAAGGTGGGGGCATTGGCCAGCAGGCCCGCGGCTGGTGCTGCCGGGAGAATTTTTCATGTTAATTCCGGCGATAGTACTGGCAACACATATATTGACGACGGTGTTGCTTGGCAAACTGTTTTTGATGCGGCTCACAGCCATGATATTATCTCCGAGGGCGATACCAGCGTAGAGATAGTAGATACTGGCAGTGGTGGCGCAATTAAGTTTAAAGCGGATAATACTCAGTGGGGAACCATTGATGCTAGCGGGGTCAGGTTTGGAAACAACCCATTGGCTCCTGTATTTGGAAACCTCCAGCTTGTTATTGATGGAGCCCATGCCCCCTTGGCCGCTATTGGGTATAGCGATGCATTTTATGCCTCTGGAATGTTAAGTCTTGGCCACATCAGGGGGAGTATTGATTCCCCCGACCCTATTCAGAATGACGATTACATTGGAATGATAAGCTTTGGTGCCTTTGATGGGGCCACGCTTCCATCTGGCATAACCATGATTGGGTATGCAACGGAAGACTGGGACAGCGAATCTCATGGCTCAGAACTTATTATTTCCTCAACCCCTAATGGCTCGCCAACTGCCGTTGCAGCTCTCGGTATTGGCGGGAATGGAAAGGTTGTTGTTGGCGATTCAACTTTTGGGGATGAAAAGCTTCGTGTGTCCGGGGCTGTTCAGCTTGGTGCTGCTGATAGCACTAACGATGGCACCATACAGTGGACTGGAAGTGCCCTCCAGTATTATGACGGCGAGTGGAAGACATTTGAAAACACCGACCACGATCATGACTCTGATTATGCTGCATCAGATCACATACACTCTAACTATGCTGTTTCTGGCGACGAGGGAGAAATTCAGTTTAGCGATGGCAGCTCCGCGCATGCTTCGAGTTCAAAGCTTTATTGGGATACAACTAATGAGGATCTCCATGTTGATGGGGATATTTATGCTGACGGCTTTAGCTCTAACTCGCCATTTATCATAAAGGAAAATGGCACCGAGGTTGCCCGTTTTAGTGGTGGCAAGCTCGGAGTTGGTATTGACCCTGTTTATAATTTTCATCTTGATTATGATGGACAGGCCGCGGCAGCTATTGTTGGCCATGATGATGGGAGTTATAATCATGCCTACATGGCTGTTGGCAGAAGCAAGGGCACAGCGGAAGAACCTTCCGAAATTGAAGTTGACAACACGATTGGGGCATATATAATCTCCGGCTATCATAGCGTGGCCGGGTATGTTGCCTCTGCTGGTATGTACTCGCAAGCAACTGAGAGCTGGAACGGTAGCGGCGTTGGTACAAAGCTTATGATATGTGTAACGCCGAATGCTGGGGCGGGAGCCCCTTTCAGTGCGGCGTTAACGCTTGAGAATGATTATCGGGCAACTTTTACGAGCAGCATTAAGCCGGGTAATTATGATGGCACAAATGTTTCTGGCGGCATGATTCGCTGGACTGGAAGTGCCCTCCAGTATTATGACGGCGAGTGGAATACTTTCGAGAATACTTTCCATAATCATGACTCTGATTATGCCACAGCGGATCATACCCATGCCGGGGTCTATGCAGACAGCACCCATACGCATGATGAAATCTCAGAAGGCAACTCGAAGGTGCAGGTTGTTGATTCAGCCGAAATAACATATGGCCGAATCAGCTTTACCGTTAATGATACTTGGGCAGGTTTTATTTCTTCTACGGTTACAGATCCATGCATGATTATTACCGATAATCCGAGCGCAGTGGCACTCCATATGCAATATGGGCCGGTCTATGGGCATATATCGGCGGTCAAAGAATCCGCTGCAATGCTCGGGGCTTTTTCATACAGTGACACCGCCACTGATTGCGGAACATTGTATTTATTCCATGCTGGAAATGCAATCAATGGCCCAAGCTACACTGCCGACGGGCATTCATTGGGCGAGGTTGTATATGCTGGCTTTGATAATGGTCAGGGGCGTCTAACAGGTGTTCTCCGCATGAGGGCCACAGAAAGTTACAGCGGCGATGGGCGTGGCTCTGAGTTTGATATTCGCCATGTAAAAACTGGCGAAGTTTCTTATACCACGGCTTTTGCCATTGGTGGAGACTCAAAGGTTACCCTTGAGCAAGGCACAGGTATTAACAAGTTTTCAACAACCCTTCTGAGTACAAGCGATGACGAGGCCCCAACCTCAAAGGCAGTTGCAACATTTTGTAATACCAATTATGCCGATGCCACTCATAATCACGATTCTGATTACGCCGCTATAGGTCATGTCCATACTGGCAATATTAATCAAACAGCCGGGGACAGTACGAATTATCTCAGTGATATGCTTAACCTCGGCGTGAGTGAAGAGTCTGAGGCAAAAGATCTTGTCAAGCTTTTGCTGAACGGAAATATAGAGTTTTATAACTCGACACCAATGATATATTTTAGCAACGAAGGAACACGCTTAGTTCAAACCGGAGGCTATTTAAACTTCCAAAAGTGGACAGGCTCCGAATACGAGACTGTATTTTATATCAATCATATTGGAAACGATTCTACAAATTGGGAAATTGGTGGCCCAGCAGTCGTGAACGTTCTGTAATAGGTGTTGTAAAATTTTAATTTGGTAAGGAGGTAACTTTGGTATGACACAGAAATTTACAGTAAAAGAGACAACGTTGAAGATGAGAAGGGTAAGTGAAATCAGCGCCGCCCTTCGGGCCTTCAAAGACATGCCGGTCCTAAAGGACAACAACTACCTTAAGTTTAAGATCGCAAGAAATAGGATCTACATTAGGGACGAGTTGATGGCCCTTGAGGAGTATAATAAGACCCCTTCCGGCATTAAAGATTATGATTCTGAATATGCTATTTTGTGTCGAAAATTCTGTGATAAGGATGAAAACGGGAAGCCTATTGTTGACGAAAAAGGAAATTTCTCCATTGTTGGCAATTTAGTAGAGTTTTCCGATGAACAGAAAGTGCTTCGCAAAAAACACAAGGAAGCTCTTGATGAACTTGAAGAGAACAAGAGGTGCTTCAATGAGCTACTTGATAGCGAGGTAACGATTTTATACATTCCGCTGCCGTATGATGATTTGCCAGAAGATGCAAGCACGGAGCAAATCGAAGCCATTATGCCGATTATTGATGGCATTGAGGTTATTGAGCCAGATAAAAAATAAGAACATAGGAGGTGCAATATGCCAGACCCCAATGTCATTTCCCCGGACACATTAGCGGAAATAGTCCGCGCGGTTCGTTCAACCGGCGGCGTTTCGTCTGGGGCGTATAGCAGTGTATTTGGGGCGGCTGGTGCTTTTGTTGGTACAATTTCCTATTTTGCTTTTCGTGGAGCAAAGAGTTGGTATGTCGAAAAGAGAAATGGGAATGGTGGGAGCAGCGGGGGCAGTGGGGGTGTTACCAGCCATCAGCAAGGTAGCACATCAAACCCAAACGGCTGCTTATCTCTTTTCGATGCCATTGGGCGCTTTGTTCAGCAAGATCATTGTAAGACTTACCATAAACAACTTTCGGAAAACCAAGAGTTAAAGCATCAAGCCCAAATGAAGGCTACAAATGATGTTGGGGATAAAGTTGAGCGTATTGCCATTGCGATTTCTGGCGAAATGGATAATATGAAAGAAGAAATTAAATCAACCAAATCTGAAATAGTCATTTTGGCCAAGGCTATTGACAATGGGAATGGGGTAAAAAGATAATGATTGCATTAACAGATGCCCAGCAAGGTGATTTGCGCGGCGCAATGTTGCAATACGCCATTCAGTTTCTTGGTAAATTTTATAAATGGGGCGGGGATGACCCTAGCGGTTTTGACTGTAGCGGCTTTGTCATTGAGCTAATAAAGGCTGTTGGTGCCCTTCCCCGCAGGGCCGATTATACCGCTGACGGTTTAATGAACCTCATGATTGGCTGCAAGGTGAATAACCCTTCCCTCGGTTGCCTTGTGTTTTACGTTAACGACAATGGCCGAGCATACCATGTTGAGTTTTGCGCTACTGAATTGCTTTCCATTGGTGCCAGTGGTGGCGGCAGTAATACCCGCACTATTCAGGATGCCATCAACCAGAACGCATTCATAAAAGTTCGCCCCATTAAAAGGGGAGGTGCTAAAATGGTGTTTGTGGATGTTATTAAATATTTAGTTGACAAACAAAATTACCTGTGATAGATCAGTAACAGACAGGATTTAATACTGTTAAGGAGTTGCAATGCCGAAAGAGTGGACTGACTGTGTGGCGAGCTTGATCAAAAGCGGAACCCCTAAGGATTCCGCTTACGCTATTTGTACGGCCCAGTATAAAAAGAAGCACGGCAAACCGCCACAGCGCCATGAAGAACTTTCAGTGGAGGAGAAGGCGCTCCTTGATGATTTCCTTGATAGGGAGGAAGAAATAATGGGAAAAGATATACAGAAGTATGATCGAAAATTCAAGATGCCATCAAGAGCCCTTTCAACCTGCGTTACCCTTCCTGTCAAACTCGCCGAAGACGACTTTGAAAAAGAGAAAACCGTAAAGATTCAAATTATGCGGGAAGGCAAATGGGAACACCCGATGTATGGGAAGTTGGAATTTAACCAAAAGAAGTTTCGCAAATTTATCCGAAATTTTAACCTGAACATCCCACAAGAGCATATCGCTTATGATTTCAAGCACCGGCCGGACTGGGGGGCTGCGGCTTGGGTCAAGAAGTTTCATTCGAGTGGAGACAAATTCTTTGCAACCGTGGAGCTTACGCCACGAGGATATAAGAGTTTAAAGGAAAGGGAGTTTATTTATTTTTCAACCGAATTCACTGACGAGTATCAAGATTACGAAACTGGTACGAAACACGGCCCTTGTATTTTGGGCGGTGGCCTGACAAACAGACCCTTCATTAAAGACATGGACCCCGTACTTCTTTCAGAGGATGGAACGGAACAGGAATTCTCACCTTTGAGTGAGGACCGAAAGGAGGTTTCAGATCCAATGTTAAAAGAACTCATGAAAAAGTTGCAAGCCCTTGGCGAGAGCCTGAAGAAGCTTTCAGAGGGCGATGTGACAAAGGAAGACCTGACCGCGGCGACAGACAGCTTCAACGAGGTTGAGCAGGAATTTGCGGCAATCAAGCCCGAAGACCTGAAGGCCGAAGAGAACAGCGATGCCGCTGAGAAGCTGGAAGCGCTTGGCGAAAGCGTCAAGAAGCTTGGCGAGCAGATCAGCGAAGTCAAAGATGCTGAGAGCATTGCCGGTGTCGAAAAGTACCTCAAGAAGCTGGAAGGTCGCTTCGAGAAACTGGAGCTCAAGGAAAAGACCGACGGTGACAACAAACCCCTCTCAGAAGAGAACGAGGCCCTGAAGGCCACGAACGCCAAGCTTTCCGAGGATGTTGAGAAGTTGAACGGCTCCGTGAAGGAGCTTGGCGAGAGCATCAAGGCCCTCCAGAAAAAAAACGAGGCCAATGACAAGCGGATTTATGAGGGCAGTATCGAAGCCTTCAAGAAGGAGCTTTCCGCCGATGGTCTCTGGCCCAGCGTCGTCGAAGAGTGTTCCGCTGTCCTTCACGCCTATGAGGGCCGTGGCACCACCGTCGTTACCCTCTCCGAAGATGTTACCACCGGCGAGGGCGACGAGAAGAAGACCGAAAAGGTCGAAAGCAAACTCAGTCTCCAGGATATCATTCGCCGAATTCTCTCCGCGATTCCCGAGGAAGGGCGTGTGAACCTGAGCGAGAACACCAAGGGCGCTGGCGGCGAAAAGCCGGGCGAGAACAAAATGCTTTCCGTTGAGGAAATCGAAGGCATCGCCAAGGAAAGAGAAAAATCCTATGGTGAAACGCTGGTTGAGCTCTCAATGGATCCGAAGTACAAGGACCGCATTGATCTTGGCGGCAATGTTTAGCTAACCTCCTCTGACGCGCACATGGTAAGGGTAACGATCAACAGGCAGGGCTAAACACGGTAAACTCTTAATACGAATGAAGGAGGTATAATATAAAATGGCTGACCAAACCGACAACAGATACACATGGGGGAATCAGGTTGATGGTTTTCTCCACACCTTCACCGCGGAGGGTGCCATCTCCAACAACCAGATCCTGGAATTAGGTACTGCGGGGCGGCAGGCAAAACCCCATACCACCACGCAGACTGTCGCCATCCTGGGTGTTGCCCATTCCGATGCCGCCGATGGTGAAGAAATCACGGTCGTGTGCAATGCGCCCATCCGGAAAGTTATTTCCGACGGCAACATTACCCGTGGGGAAGTGGTGATTCCGTCCGCCGCCACGGCTGGCCAGTGTGCCAGTCAGGCGTTTGCTGACGGTGAAACCCTTTATGGCGCGCTGGGTATTGCGCTTGAAACGGGCGATGAGGCAGGCGAACTGGTTCCGGTGCTGTGTTCCATGCCGGGTATCATTTCAAACGCTTAGAGTCCATCCTGGTGCCCTCTGAGGGGCATTTTGATATGGTTTTAAGCATAACCTTGTAACTTTCCGAAGGAGGTTAATTAAATGTATAACCGACAAATGGGTTATATTCATGATGACAAGGTCCTCACAGCCTTGAGCATCAAATATGAGAATGCCGAGTACACCGGCAATATGTGGCTCCCGGAAATGGGTGTCGCAAAGGAAACCGGTAAGTACAAGATCTACAACCGGGATGGCTGGTTCAAGGGTGCGCCCAAAAAGGCCGACGGTGCGATCACCGAAGAGGCCACGCTCAGCTACGATGAGGCGACTTACTCTTGCTACGAACGGGCCATCAAGGATATTGTCACCGATCGGGCCATGCAGCATGCCGACGCCCCCATCAAGCCGAAGGCCGATACCGTGGAGTTTCTGACTGAAAAGGTCATGCTCTCACAGGAGCTGGATCAGTGGCTCCTTATTGTCGGCACGCAGGGCTTGAATCAGGCTACCTACAAGACGGACCTGACTGCTGCCACCGCGTGGGATGGCGGGACCGCCCCTGATATTCTCGGCGACCTCTCCACTGCCATCAAGACCATTGCCAAGCGTATTGGCAAGCGCCCCAACCAGATTTCCTTTACCACCGATATTGCCGAGGCCGTTGCCCAGGATGACAAGATCATGGAAATCCTGAAGCATCACAGCACCGACATGATCACCGGTATGGGGCTGCCCGGCAGCCTGCGCTCCATGAAAATCATCATCACGGACGCGCTGGCCAATGAGGCTGACGAGGGCCTGACCGCCAGTTATGAGTACATCCTGAGCGACAACATTGTGTGTGCCTATGTCAATACCGGGCACCAGTTGACGCTTGGCAGAACCTTTGTTTCCAAGAAATTCAAGGTTGCACGCTGGCGGGATGAAGACCGGGAAGGTGAGTTCATTAAGCTGAACAAGGTTTACGCGCCCAAAATCACCACGCTGGCCGCGGGCTACCTGTTCACGAATGGCACCAATCCCTAACCGGGGCGGGTGTTAACACTCAACACTCTGTCATAGGGGCAGTGGCGTAGGGCTGCTGCCCCGTATGGCGCAACGGTGTAATGCGATAAGGAGAAGCGACTCATGAGTGAAAAAACACGTTATTTGTGGGGAACCACAAAGACCAACAAGATTCATGTCACCAATTACATTGATCTTGTTGCACAGTCTTCTGCCCCTGATGCCTACCCCGGTAGACTCTACCGGGATGCAGACGGTAAATTACAACTGTGCGAGGATGGCACCAACTACGTTGAGGTCACAACCTCTTCATAACAACAGAAGGTTTCACTTTAGAAGGAGCTTGGTATGAGGGTTATCGTAATGTTGGAGGCTGGAAAGTTTCACGATGGCAGTGGGTATATTTACCCTGAACAGGGTGAGGAGATTGATTTGCCCGACGAAATGGCCGAAAGTGAAATCGCAGCGGGTAATGTTGTTTTGCCCGGCGAGTTGGAATCTGCTCTTCCCGGCAGAAAAAAGAAGGCCGCTGCTCCAGAACCTGACGATGATCCGGATGAAGATGAAGATGAAGGCGATGATCCGGAAGAAGATGACGAGCCAGAGTCCGAGCCGCCTAAGAAAAAGAAGAAAAAGAAGAAAAAAAAGGCGGCATAGGGCAACCTTGTGGGGGATAGTATAAATGGCTAGGCCGTACTGTGAACTTGTTGATGTTAAACGCCTACTGAGGACAGCCGCCAAGAAGGTTAAGACTTCTGAGGCTTATCGGGATCTTGGCTACGACACGAACAATAGTGGCACAGTGCGGCTTACTGCCGTGTCTTTCCTTGACAGTTATGTTGGGGTTGAGCGCTTTGAGATTATTTTTCAGGCTGATTCAACCAATTTCGAGGTAACTGGCGAAGACATTGGATACCTTGGGAGTGGCAATATAGGCTCGGAGTTTTCGTGTCAATATTTCACCATTTCTCCTTTGCAGTGGGAGGGCACTCCTGAAGAGGGCGATATTGTTTATTTTGTCAGTAACTCCAACATTAGCGTCGATGATGCTAATGAATTCATTCTTGATCAAAGCATTTATATCAACAACTATATCGGAAAGACTTTTGGCGACACCACCAATCTCGAGTGGGAAGAAGATCTAGGCGCAGAGCAGCCGGAGATTCTTAAATATGCTTGCACATACCGGTCGGCATTTTACATATTTATTTCTGTTTATGCCGGTGCTGAGCTTGATGGAAGCCCCGTTACGCAGTGGCGCTCAACGGCTGAATCTGCTATTAAGCTTTACATAGCCAACAGAGATAACGAGGGCATACAGAGTGTTCCTCGCTGGAAAAGTCGCCAGATTCTTGCGAACACGCTGGGGGTTGATGGAAGCCCGTATGACAAAGAGTACTTGACCGACCTCGTTGAGGAAGACAGGACCTATAACCGATGATAGGCTTTAAAACTCGCTTCAACAAAGCTGCCGCGATTAATCGCATCAAGAAGCTCCAAAATAACGAGCTTATGTTTACTCGGCCGCTAACGAAGGTTCAGGGGCGAATGAAGGAGCTTATGAATGAACGGTTTGATTCCTTCGAGGTATATAGGCCTCTTCTTAGCGATAACTATCGGCGCCGTAAAGATCTGGAAGGCAAACAGGTTGGCGAGAAAAGTGGGGCGCTGAAAGCAAATATCAGAAAAGGTGGACTCAATAAATCAATTATTATTGGTCCGAGAATCTCCAAGGCCGAATGGGAGATTAATCCCAATATCAATAAGAGTAGCCCGCTATATTTCCATCTCTGGTTAGCTAGAAAGGCAGGCCACGATCTTGTTGATATGACCCCCTACGATATAGAAGAGCTTGTTTCAACATTTATAGTTGAAATGGGACTTCAAATTGCAAGGGTTTCAAAATAATGGCAAGAGATATTGACCTCGGCGGACTTGATAATGTTTTTGATAACGCCGCCAGAAATATTAAAGAGGTTTTTCAGCAATACGGGAAAGACGAGGCAGGTGTTCGTTTTTCCAGGATATACACTGAGGACGAACCAAACCCTCGCTCGCACTCATTGGCTATTGTACTTGATAACCACGAGCATCAGCTTCGTTCTTGGATTGGAAGACAGAAAAGAAATTTCACAATAGTTATGAATTTTAACATTATTTACTATCACGAGCAGCCGGAGAATGATGCAAGAAAAAAAGAGGTTCAAAAGATCATTTGGGGAATATGCCAAATTCTTCTAAAGCATAATACCCTTAATGGCTTTTGTGATAGATTGGGTAGTACGGTTACGGGGTCTGAATATGTTCGTCGGCAAATTAACAATAATATAATGTCGGCGGGATTGGTACGAGTAACACTGAGAAAGCTTCATACTGTAACTGATATTGATTAGAAGGAGGTGCCATAAATGAGCGTAACAGCCGTTGGACCTGCCGTTGGTGCGAGGGGCCAAGTTGGTATCTCTCAGGAAGGTGCATGGGGAAAAAAGCAACCTGCCCCAACTGCCTTTATTGAGATGACCGGCGAGGGGGTTGTCAGCGAGCTTGGCTCCCTGATTTCCAATTCGCTTCGTGCTGATCGGGCGATCCACAAAAGTATCCGCGGCATTGAATCCGCTGGCGGAGACATCAATGTTGAAGTCACGGCCGAGGGGCTTGGCACCATGTTCAAGCATGCTCTTGGTCAAGTTGAAACCACACGGCTTGATTCCGCTTTTGTTCTGAAAGTAACCGATGGCAGCGTCACGAGTGCTGTCCTCACCATTACCACAGACGCAAGCGGATACGCCACAAACTTTGCCGTTGCCCTTACGGGTGGAACAGGGTCAGGAATTGACCAAGCCATTTCCGATACCACCGCCGATACCATTGCAGAGCTTATGGCTGCAATCAACGCAGGCGGCACAGGGTTGGCGGCATACAGTCCCACCAGTTATGCCGGTGGTGGCACAGGGGAAACCCTACTGGCCGCGGATTATGCCGATGGAACCGATGCGAGTAACCTGCTTGAAGGTGTTACGGACATCGAGCTTATCGGTGGCCCCGGCGCAACCAAGGATTTCCTTGTATGCTTTGGCTGGGGAGTGTATCAGCATGTGATTGATGCTGCGCCCACTCTGCCTGCCGGGCTGACACTTGAAATCGGAAGAGACATTGCCGCGTTTACCTATGCCGGTGCCAAGGTTGACACCATGAACATCACTGCTGAAACCGGTGAGATTCTCACCGGCACTTTCGGCATGATGGCTAAGGGAGCAACCACAGCCAGCCGAGCCGTTGCCGCAAGTGGCAACACGGGCAATGCCAAAAATGCGCTTCGGCTGATTTATGCAGGAGAAGAAGCTGCCTGCACTGTTGAGATTGACAAGGCCAATCACCAGTTCATTATTGACAGCGATGATGATGACGAGGATATCATCCTTGATATCAGCATTCCCTATGTTGATCCTGCAACGGGCATGGTCTACAATGTCGATACCATTGGTGGTCTTGTCAGCTATCTTAACAGCCTGAGCTACATCACGGCCTTTATTGCCAACTACACGGACCTTGATGCTGATTCCAGCTATCTGCTGGATGTTGGTCCCGTCAGCATTATCGCGGAAACGTGGTTGAATTTTGACACCACCGATGTTGCCAGCCAGCCTGTAACATGGGGCGATTATATCGGTGAGGATTCCGGCACCAGTGTTGAAATCCTGTGTGATATTGTTGGCGCAGGGGCTCCTGGCGTGGCAACCATCCGGTTCAGTGGTGATGGCGGCAGTACATGGGGTGATACCTTCACCACCAGCGCCACCGTACCTACCGAGGCTCGCATCGCAAGCAATGTGAACACTGGCTTCACCGTTTTCTTCCCGGATAACACGGCACTTCAGAGTGGCGACCAGTGGACCATTGAAACCTTCAAGCTTGCTGATTCCGCAACGTACAGCGAGCTTGATCCATTTGCCGGGTTTGACGGTGCATTGACCATTGATGGCAGTGCCCAACCGGTCATGGCATGGAATTGCACACTGAACAACAACATCTATGCCGACAAGTATGATCTCGGTTCACGGCAGCGGGCAGCATTGCCCGAGCAGCGCCGCACGACCGAGGGCACCATGACGGTTGAGTTTGACAACCTTGATCTTTATCGCCGGTTTGTCAACAACACCGAGGGGAACCTGATCATTGTGTTCACGCATGATGATTACATCGCCAATCAGGATTACTCGGCGCTTGGTAATTCCAAGACAAATTATTCCCTTACCGTCAGGCAGCCGAAGATTCGCTATGATGGCACCACGCCGGTTATTGAGGATGAAGGCATCATTGAGGTTGAGATGCCCTACACCAGCCTCCATGCCGACAGCGTGCCTGATCTGCGGATCACGCTGGTTAACAACACTCCCTGTATTTAGCCGCGTGCAGGGGTTCACTATGGCAGGGGCGGCTTCATCCACCGCCCCTGCCACTCTCCTTTAAGGGGGTGAGCGTGCTTGGAGTATTATGTAGTATGGTTAATTTTTTTGCCATTTATGCTATTAACCAGATCACTCTTGCGCTTAATGCGGCTATGCCATTTTTATGCATTTGTTTACAATGGTACGTTCCGAGCCGAGGCAATGCAAATTGCCAAATGGCTCTGGAAGGTTTTTGAATACATATATGGAAAAGAAGAACTGAACGAACTGGTAGAACAAAGGAGACAAGAAATGGCAGCTATTCACGGTGTACGGGCGGATGAGGCGATTCCTTACATTTCCCAAACCCAAAAAGATGACCCTGAGGACGAGCTTGTTACATGGCAGGTGAAGTTTTTGACCGTCAGAGAATATGCCGACATTCAGGATGAGCTCTTTAAGTCGAGCGGCATGGGCAAGAAGCGGGAAGAAAAATTTCTGCTTGGTAAACAGGCCATGTTGGCGCTCCGAAAAGGGCTTGTTGGGTGGAAAAATTTCAACTATTCCGATAAAACCCCTGTCGAGTGGGAAGACCCCAATAGGGGAAGGGATGCCGCCGACCGTGACAGAATCATGGATTCAAATCTGAACAAAATTCCCCCGGAGATCCGTAACGAATTGGCGGATTACATCCGAGGGGAGTCGCGGTTGGGGGAAGATTAACCCAAGCCTTGCGGCTTGCGATCCGCTGGGCAGTTTATTTAGAGGTTAACAAGGGGAAGTCTGACTCTTACAATTGCGTGTATTGTGAGTCTAAGGGATTACAGAAGCAAAGAAATTGCGACGGAGATTTAACAGGGTATTGCAAACGGGGAGGTCATGGCTATTTTGAGTTTGAAGACCTCATTATCAATGATAAAGGGCAGGCCGTTTGTCCGGCTTGCGAAAAACCCGTTGAAATGCCCTTTAAGCTCCAACTTGGTAAGACTTTTTGGATATGGCGGTGCCCGGTATTGGAGATTGACCATTCGGCCATTCACCTAATACAAATGGTTAACTGGTCAGAGGCCATGCACCAAACACCCTCTGGCCTGCCGCTATACGATGAAAGTAATTTGTTTTTTGAAATTCGCAATTTCGTTTTAAACGAGCAAAGAACTGCTCGTGAGGAAATGGAAAAGAAACAACCAAGCGATGCACGCAAAAGTAAACAGGGTTCCCGCCCCCGAAAGAGGCGTTAACCCTGTTTTCTTTTTTGGAGCTTGATAAATGAAAGACTTTAAGCTTTCTTTTAAAATTGTCAATGAGGCAAGCGCTACCCTCAATCAGGTAATCAAAGACATTGATGCGGTAAAGAGTGCCTCTTCCGAATTAAACAGGGTCAAGCTTGGTGAGGTTAAACAGCAGTTTAGTCATCTGCACAAGCAGATGCTGAAAGTTCTTGGTGTATATAAGTCTATACGTAAGTCTTATATAAAGCTAGATAATTTTAAATTTGCTAAACTGTCGGGGGAAATTGGAAAAATTAACACGGCCCTCAAAACAATTCCAGAACAAGTGAAAGAAGTGAATAATGCTATCGCCACTATCGGTGCGGGCATGGCAGGGTCGCAGTTGCAGCTATCTTTGTCGTCTATGATTGCCAGCCTTAAGGGGGCAATTGGCGAGATTGAAAGGGCCATAGTTCGCCTCGAACGAGCTTTTAGCGCAGCCATGAAAGCCATTGGTGCTTTAGGGTCGGCCACAAAAAAACAAGGAGCCAGTGCAAAACAAACGGCAGATGAATACACTAAAATGTCTAATGCTCTTGGTTTAACTGTTGGGCAAGTTAAATCAGGAGAAGCCGCTTTTAAGGGCCTCCAGTCTACATTCCGCGGACTGGCGAATGGCCTTAAAACTACCACCACTGCACACATCAATATGACTGCCGCTACCACGACGGGCGCAAGAAAATCCCATGCTGCTCTTGCAAAAATATCTAAAGGAATAAAGGGAACTGCCGCTGCAAGTAAGGGTTTTGTTTCCACTGGCAATGTTATGCTGGATACTCTTCGTGGCATTGGCAGGGGAGCTCTCCAAGTAAATAGGGTCTATTCCCAAACCGCCTCCTCAGTACAGGGGTTTAGTGCAATAGCTTCTAGTACAAATTCAAGTTTGAAGGGGCTTGCCAGCACCCTTCTTTCTGCCGCTAAGGGTACATCGGGGCTAACGGAAGAAACCAAAAAGGGAACCGGTGCCGCAAATGAAAACAAAAAAGCGGCTCAAGCTATGGCGGGGGCCAACCAGCAGGTTGCGGACTCTGCAAATAAAACCCAAAAGGCTGTAGGCAGGCTTTCAAGAATGTCTGTTGCCGGGTTTAAGGAAATGCTTGTTGGCCAAGCAATGTGGATGATTGGGTTTACCTTGTTGTTGGCCCCAATAGCTCTTTTTACAAGTGCATTAAGGGATGCTGTTGCTGTTCAGGATGAATTTGCAAGAACAGTTCGCGTTCTTCGCCCTGCGTCGGGTGATATGGAAGACATGGCAAAGGTTACGGCTGAAGCCTTTTCTGCCATGAACGATGAGATGGTTAGAACAGGAAAGGGCGCTCAAGACGTATCAGAGGTTCTTTATCAGTTAGGTTCTGCTGGCCTTACAGCGGAAGAGGCAGTTGCCGCCCTTCGCTCAACAATGGATGTTATTGTCGGTACAGAAGCCGACGTTACGGCAATTACCAAAACTATTGCTGGAATTTATAATAACCTCGGAAACCAAATGTATGAGGCGGCTGATGGCTCCATTCAGTTTGTCAATGCCCTAGATGCACAAGCGCAAGGATTAAAGAGAAATACAGATCTATCAAAGGGCTTTGCCGCTATTAATGACGTTTTGGTTGCCGCCTTCCGTGACCACCAGATAGAAATGTCAGAGTTAAATGATGGTCTTCGCTATAGTATAGCCACAGCCAGTATTGCCGGTGTAACATATACAGAGTTGGTAGGCGTTCTTGCTACCCTCAACGACCACATGGTTAAAGCGGGTGTTGCAGGCCGTTCGTTTCAGTCTATGTTATCGAGAATAGTTAAAAGCCCGGTAGATTTTGCTAAAGCGTTTCATATTGAACTTCCAGCAGATCAGCCCCTTAATGTTTTAAATCTTTTTGAACAACTACATGAGCAATTAAACCGTGGTGTTTGGACAGTTGAACAGCTTGGTGAAGCTTTTAAGCGCACTGGTCTTCGTGGTGCCAAAACATTTATTACCCTTATTCAGCATTTTAATGATGTGCAAAAAAATATACAAGATTTGACACATGATGTTACTGGGGCTGCCGAGACAATGGCAGATATTATGCTGGATCGCCCGGCCGCGGCCCTTGACAGGTTATATCAGGCGCTTGTTCAAATTATTAGAATTTCTCTTGATCCAATAATTAAAACATTTTTTGGCCTGATTAAAGTTGTAAATCTGGCATTTCGTTCTGTTTACGATCTGTATAGTTCTCTACCTATTCTGGTCCAGCGGTTTGTTGATCTTGGTATAGGGACCATAACCCTTGGTGCTTTAATTCTTGGCTTTGGAAAGCTTAAAAAGAGCATAGATATTGCCAAAAGAGTTGCGGCACTTTATCGTCTATCTATGATAAAGCTTAATACGGCCATTAAAAGTGGTACTGTTTTAAATACGGCATATAATTTCTCTTTAAGGGCAATGAGAACAGCCTACCATCAGGTTACTAAAGCAGCCGCAGGGTTTGCGACTACAATGCTACTGATTGCAAGAAATATAAAGGCAACGGCCCTAATCCCCGTGGCATATTTTCACGAATTAGCGGTGGCGATCAGTGCGGCTGGGATTCAAATGGGGACTATGACCGGGCTGTTTGCGTTTTCAAATACCGCCATGATAGCTTTTGGCGCTACTGTTGCCACGGTAACACAGTTAGTATTGGCTTTTGTTGCTGGGACTACGATTGCAGTTTTAGCTTTTGCCGCAATGGTGTTTGGCCTGTCAAGGCTTGATGGGGCCATGAGGAAATCTGACCGAAATATAATTAAGTTTAATGAATCCTTCCAAAAGGTAGGAGACGCCAGCAAAGAATTAAAAACAAAAATACAAGATGAAGCCATTGAAGCGCAAGGCAGAATAGTTCGCAGTGTTGGGCTAGATCTTGATTTCTACTCCCGCCGGGTCTTTAACGCCCTAGAGGTTAATACAGACATGGGCGTTGCCCTGAGGGGAACAATTAAGCAGTTAAAAGATAATACTAAGTTTCTTGAGAGGCTAAGGAATTCTGAAAACGCAACCAATGAAGCAAGAAAGAAATCCTTACAAACCTTAAATGAAGGCAGGTATAGAATACAGCAGGCGGAGTTAGCGCTCAAGGCTTATAACGAGCGCATTAAAGAGGTTGGCGCTGAAGGAACAACTGTTTGGGAGGCTCTTGGCTTTGCTATTGTAGAAAGTGTTCGTTGGGCTATTTCTGGAATTAAAGAGCTTATTATCTGGGCAAAGTCTTTGCAAAATAATTTTAATAGAAATTTTGCTGCCATTACCGACAGAATAACATATGCTGTAAAGTGGTGGTCTAAGTTATTTAAAGATTTGATTGGGTTTGATGTTTTTCAAGAGCTTGAAATAGGGCGCAAAATCAAGGGGGAAGAGGATGCAATTAAGCATCTTGAGAAAATAAGAAACGAGGCAGAAGCCATTATACAATCAGAGCCGCTTCTTTTTGGTATCAGGATTCCAGAATTACAAGATCTTGATAAAACCATTTTTGGTAAAAAGACTGAGGCTTTTGATTTAATATTTGCCAACATCAGCCAAAGTGCTTACGGAATCACTAAAGAGTTTGGCAAACAGTATGCTGTCAACAAGGCAATACTTGAAGACTCAAGAAAAAGGGCAGAAGCAGACGAGCAAAATCTTAACAACCATGATTTAATTGATGGCAAGATGGAAGAGTACCTTAAACTCCTGAAAAAAGCTAATCAGTCACAAAAGGACCACAACGATCTTCTCGATAAAGAGATGAAGCTCTATAAGGTTATCAACGATCAAGCCCTTAGTATTGCCAAGGGAATTGAAGAGTCTCAATTTATTGGACTCTATGAGCAGTTGTCCAATAAGGGAATTGAATCATTTGCTAAATTGGAAAAAGCAAGAGAGGACTTTAATCAGGAATGGATAAATGAAACACATAAGACAACTGCCAATACCCTAGCCAGTTGGGATAAGTTGTTTAGAGAAATGGCCACAAAAGGGGAGCTCACTGTTGGCCGGGCCTTTGAGATGTGGAACACCTTCCAGAGTGAAGGTGGTGCGGCTATCAGTGCAGTTATTGGTAAAATTGAAGAGCTTAATACTGCAATAATTGAATCCGAAAGAAAGGTTCGGGGTTTAAAAGAAGAGTTACAAGAAATGGCCGCGACCAAATTTGAAGGGCTGCTTAAGCTAAGGGAAACCTTCGATATTGGTACAAGCGCTTTAACAAAGATGGGCAAGGAGATTGAAAAAAACAGAGAAAAGCTCGATAAATTAAAGCTTAAGGCTGCTGGCCTAAAAGATAAACTTGGCGATTTTGACGTTGGAAGATTTTCATATGATCCAAAAGAGTATGCAAAATACCAAAAGAAGATGGATCAGCTTGACAAGCTTCAAAATCGTTCAAATATGACTCAGCGCCAGTATAATAAATTACTGGTCCGCCAGCAGGGATTGATTCGCCAAGTGCAAGCCTTATATGGTGAAAATATTGTATTGCTTGAGGGAACCCTTAAGGGCTATAAGGATACCACCGCGCAAATAGAAAAGAACCTAGTTGCTGAACGAGAAATTGCGGCGCAAGCTGGAGATAATTTTAATGTAAGGGCGGGGGCGCTTGAAAAGCAAAAAGCTCTTCTTGAAAAACAATTAGGTTTTATTCAGAAGGCAGCAGATAAAGAGGTTCAAATTATTGATCTGGCTGTAGCGGCTGGGTTAAAATCTGAAGTGGAAGGAAGAGATGAAAAGGCAAAGTTATATTGGGATTATAAAAAGCAACTTGAATCAGTTTATAATGATCTAGAAAATACCCAGAGGAAACTGATTAATAATGAAGTTAAGCGCCAGCAAGAGCTAAGAGATCAAAGATTAAAGCAGCTTGATATACTTAATGATCTTAATGAAGCTATGAACCGCATGACAGAAGCCGTGGTTATTTTCATTACGCTTTTGGCTGGGGATAAAGCTGGCCCATTGCTTGATGGTCTTCTGAGGCGGCTAGATAGATCAAAAGAAAAGGTTGAAGCAACAAGGGAAGCTATAAGGGAAATGTTGAGCGAAGGTGCTTCCGGTGCTCCCACTGAGGATATGTTTGGGGTATCTGATATCGCAGCTAAGGGAGACATGCTTGCGACAAATAATATTACAGGCGCGGCAACGGCGGCAGAGAAACTTGCAAATGAGCTTGCGAGAGCCAACAAAGAAAGCAGTGCCATAAGTGATTCAATGGATAAATTTGCAGCGGCTAATGAAAAATCTTCTTTGGGGGTTAGTGAGCAAACAGAAAAGATGATAAAGGCCACTAAAGATGCAGGGGCGCATTGGGCTGGTATATTTGATGAAGCTCTTGGTGATTTCATGCCTGTAATTTCTGCCACCGGGGAATACGAAGGCCATATTAAGACTATTGTTGATGCCTTCCAAAAACACCGAAAAACACTTGTAGAAGTTAATGGCCACATGGAGGTAATGGATGAAAGTGGCAAAAGGTATGCATTAACAATGGATTTGTGGGAAAAGCATTTAGATCGGATTAATACGAAATTGGCAAGCAGTGAGAATATAATTGGAAATAACAATAAAAAATCTGCAAAAATAATTGAAAACTTTAAACTATCGCAAAGAGAAATAGAGGGAATGATATCTGGAATTAGTGAATTTGGTAAGCAGTGGGGTGCGGCAGCTGATGGGTTTGCTATTGGTGGGGCCGGTATTCCGGGCTTTGATGCTGGCTTTGAAAACGATCTTGAATTATATAAATCAAAAATAGCTGAAATTTTTGCTGCTCTACAGAAAGGCGGAGAAGCAACAAAAATAATTGGCGATCAAATAGTTTTAAACACAGAGAAAGGCAAAAGGTTTTCCATGAGCGTAAGCCTATACAGTAAGCTTATGGGTGAAGTAGCTAATAAAAACAGAGCCGCCGCCGAAGAGAAAGCGAGAGAGTTTGAGGAGCAGGCAAAAGTTAATAATCTAACCGCGGAGGCGGCTAAAAGGTTGGAGGCTAATAAGAATGCCGTAAATGCAATTAAAGAAGAAACAGCGAGATTGGCTGAAGAATATAGAAGAGCAAAAGAAGAATCTAAGGAGGCGTTTGACCTTACTCCCAAACTAGATCCTGCGGCCTTTGAGGAGGTTGAAAGGATCCACCGTGAGTATATAGCCAATCCTGATCTTTTTAAGCCAAAAATAAAACCGGAAATTGATCTTTCGGAAACGTTTAGTTCAGAAAAAATAAATTTTTTAACTGCTGGGTTGTCGGAACTGCAAGCTGAAGCAGACACTATTGAGGGTTTCATGTCTAGAATTGGCTTAACTGCCTCTGATTCTATAAGTCAGTTACAAGTTAATGCAGACACTGCCGCAATAGCTATGAAAGAGTTTGGCTTAACCGCTTCTGATTCATTAGCCCGTTTACAGGCTGATGCAGACACTGCTGCAATGGCTATAGAAGATTTTGGTTTAACCGCCTATGATTCCATAGATCAGTTGCAAGCCAATGCAGACACCGTTGCAATGGCTATGAAAGAGTTTGGCTTGTTAGATATAACAATTCCAATTGAAGATAGAGAAGTTATTGCCGCGGAAATGGAGTTGGATAAACTTAAAAACAAAATTGCTTCCTTAGATAATTCAGTAATTGATATTCGTGTAAACTATACAAGGTCAGGTAGCCCGCCAGAGGGTATGTATTATGGCGGTATTGCCAGTGGGGTGCCAATCAGGGTGACGGCCGGGGAGGGATATATACCGCCAGAGTTTACCAAGAAGAATCTTTCTATGCTTCGGGCGTTGAATGCTGGGGCGGCTGTTCCGACCGGCGGCGCTATTCCCATAGGCAGGTTTGATGGGCCAAGGGGCATTGACAAGATCAAAACTATTTTGCCAACTGGCTCTTTTGTTCTTAGCCAAAGGGGAATGGATGCTCTGCGGCAAAGCATTAATGATAGCAAGAGTCTTCCTGGTTATCAGGCTGGTGGCGTAGTGGCCAGTGATGAAAATGATTTTACAGATATTGCCCCTATTGAAGAAATGAAAGAAGAGGTTGCCGTTTTCAACCTCACCCTTGATGTAGGTGGGCAGAAAAAGACTTACCCGCTTTACGGGGATAGGGCAAATATTAACGAAATCAAAAATACCCTTGAGCGTGAAAAAATGACGAGGCTTAATTAATGGGAATTTTCCACTTCGACATAGAGGGTAGTTTTAACTCCCCTAATTTTGGTCGCTCATATGTGTTTGATGTTTCCAATGAGCAAGTGCAAAAGCTTATGAATTATGCGCCGCGGGCGCAGGCCATGACTGCCCATTACCATAGCCGTATATCTGAGCGACAAACTGTAAGAGGAGAAGTAATTGCAGAATTGACATTTGATAATGTTGCTTGGTCTTATTTGTGTGGGGCGGCATTTGGCGAACGGTTGGAAATTTCTGGCTATGAGTTTGCCCCGGCGAATAACTCTTGGGGGGTGCTTGCCGGTACTCTTACAAATGCTCTTTCTATTGATTCAACCACATTTCAAATCACTGCTGAGGACTCTACGGCCTTTGATGGGGTTGATGCAGTCATTATTAACGATGAAATGATAGAAATAGGCTCAATCTCAGCCAATCTGACGCTTTCTTGTGTCAGGGGTGCCCAAGGTACTACCCCAAGGGCGCACGCGGCTTCAGACGCAATCTGGGGCCTCTCAGCGGCTATTTCGCGGTCAATTGTCATGTGCCATAGGGTAAAAACCGGCCCGTTTTGCCATTTGCCCACCAGTTTGACCACAGTCATTGATAGAGGCAATGAAATTGATGCCTATAGCGGAGTGAAAATACAGGAAATGACTTTTAATTTTCGCCCCGGCGAAGTAATTAAAACACACATTAAATTTCTAGGGGCAGACTCCACCAATAATGTTGGCTTAGAGGATCTGGAAACTGTTGACGATAACGACATGGTTGGCGTAGGCGATATACAGATTTTTTCAAATTTTGAACACGAGTACTTGGAACAATTTTACATTACCATAGGAAACGAGCTTGAGGCTCCCAGCTTTATGTTTTCAGGAAGGGCGCAGAATTATTTCTTGAAAAGTACATCCACCTATGGTACTCTGGCTTGGCTAGACGATGATCCGGATCATGTTCGCCAGTACGAGGAAGATGATCGTCGTCATTTTGGAATAGTAATACCAAGAGGAAACTATAAGATGATTTTTAACTTTAACAATGTTCGCATTAATACACCAAGCCACTTCTTAGATGACGATTTAATCATTGATGATATTTCCCCTTGGTATAGTTATGAGCATCCTGTAATAATGTTCCAATTTTAAGGAGCCATTATGGCGACAGAGTTTTCCAGCAATGTGTCAATAGCCGGGTTGGTCTTAGAGGTTAACCCTGAGACCTTCGTAAAGGGTCGAAAGGTTTTTGGCAGTAATAGTCGCACAACCGCTGCAAACCTAGTGTTACAGGAGACAGCCAAGAAATACCTGTTTACCATATCAGGCATTACTCAAAGCCAATTTGAGGAAATTCAGAAGCGCGCCGCGCTTGACATGAATATAGAGCTTATAGATTTCATTCCAATTTCTGAGCGAATTGAAATTACCCGAACAGTACACGAGTTGCTTTCGACCGAAACCATTAGCGGCGAGACCATTTACCGTTATGTTCCAAGTTATCAGGTTGCTGTTATTGATTACGAAGAAGAGTGGCGAAGCAACACGATGACATATAAAATCATATTGGAGGAAATGTGACCCACACGAACACAACCCTATGCCCAAAGTGCAAACGCCGCATGAAGCAGGTTCAGCGGGGATGCTGTGGAGGCAGAGAGTACAGCAATGTTTTTCGGTGCGCGGGGTGCAAGCGAAGCTATATTGTAAGGGAGAAATAGGAAATGATTGATGACATCCTAATGTTTTTCTTCATGCTACCAATCGCCTGCGAAGCACTCACTCAGGTCATTGGCAGTGGAAGCCTTTTCAAGAAGCCGCGGGAGTGGGTAGTTGAAAAGAATATCCCATTTCTATCAGAATTATGGGCTTGTAAATATTGCATAAGCGTGTGGGCGGCGGCTACGCTTACTTTTCCTTATTTTTACATCAAAACAGGAGGAAATATTACTGCCAGCAATATCTTGTTAACACTGACGGCCACCCTCATTGTTCACAGGATTTCAAATATTTGGAATCTCGTTTTTGATATAATACAGGAGTACAGAATAAACCGATGGTTGATTGATTTAACCGTAAAAGAAACGGAGGAAAAGTGAGATGGCAATTGAAGCTACTGATTTAAAAATGTATAAGAGCGCGGTGGTCAATGACGCCGACTCTAACGGTGGCCGGATGAGCTACAACGAGGTTGTCAGCAATCAAGCCACGAATCTGTTCCCAAACGTTACGCAGGCAGAGCGCACTGCTGGCCTCACCCGCTATCGGAAGGCGTTCTGTAAATTGCATGACGATGGGAATGAGGTACTCTACAACCACAAGGTGTGGATTCGGATTGAAACCCCTGCCGGTGATTACATCCAAATCAAGGAGGGCACCAATGAGGATGTCCAGAGCGAAGCCGACGATTACACCGAATGGTTGGGGTGCGGCACGCTGAATGCCCCGGCTAGCATTGATGCCACCAGCATTGATGTTCTGTTTGAAACCAACAGCGGTGTTCAGACTGGCGACGCCGGTTGGCTCAGTGATGGCACCAATGAGGAGTTTGTTGAGGTCGCCGGGGTTAGCTGGTCTGTAAATGTTGCGACCATCACCCTGTCCAGTGGCCTGAGCTATGAATACGCTGCCCATACTCCGAGTGCGCCTGTTCGCTACGGCGGAGTTCTTGAGCTTAGCGACACAACCAGCAGCGTTGATAGTATCTCCATTACTGGCAGCGGCACTTTCGATGAAGACAAAATCAATACCTATAATCAGGGCACTGTCGAGGATGATTGGGAAATTGAAATCAATGCCGGAGACACTACCTACACCTGCACTGGCACCAACACTGGCGAGCTCACTTCCAGCCAGAACATTGCCAGCGAGTTCAAGCCCAGTAATCCGAATGTCAGTGGCACGCAAGGGTATTACTTCAGAATCCAGGCGCTGGCCTTTGGTGGAAGCTGGGTAGAAGGCGATAAGCTGAACTTCAGCACGCATCATGCGGCCAAGGCTATTTGGGCGAAGGAGGTCGTGCCTGCTTCTACTTCCAGCTACAGCAATAACAATCCGTATATACGCATGAGTGGGGAAAGTGCGTAGTTTGCTGTAAACATTATTTGGTAAGGAAGTGGCTTAATGGGCACTCTTACAATACATTCTACTGCCTGGACTGGTGCGGCCTATTCAGACTGCCAATTTGGCGGTAATACTGAGTTATTACAACATACAGGCGTTGCTTTTCTCACTCCCATAGATGGTGTTGTCGTTGGGGAAGTTAAGGTCTTCATGAAGAAGAATAACTCCCCGACGACAACTGTCTATTGTGCCATATGGGATGCCGAGAATGATGATGAATGGAAGCCGGGCAGTGAGTTAGGGGTTGTAACAGTTGATACCTCTGGCGTTGGGGCTAGCTACTCTGAGGTAACTATTGATTTATCTGGCCAAAACATAACGCTCTCAAAGAACACGAAGTATTGGTTGATATTTTATACCAATGTATATGATGGCTCTGATTATTGGCACTTAAGGGCGGTTGAGAATACGAATGCTCCATTCGCAATGGGGTATGGTGTTAGCAATGTATGGAGTCGTTGCCGCGGCAATGGCTCTGCTTGGTATACTTCCAGCAGTTATTATTTCCAGTGCCAAATAAGCGCTACAAAAGCCAGCTACCAGACAATTGTTGGCTGGAATGGTGATCAAGACCCTGCAAATTATAAGGGAATTTTTTGGGAAGATGGCTCAAGCGAACAGGGGGTATTGCAAAAATTCAGAACGCCAAGCGCAAGCGGAAAGTGGCAAGTCCATGGCCTATCAGCACATTTACAAATTGATGATGACGAGTATTATAGGCAAGTTCGGTTTAACTTTTTTGAGTATTCTGACACAACTGATTTTTCCGAGCTAATTCCCGTTGGCGATGGAGGGGTGTTTGGCGTAAAGGATTTTTATTGCGGTAGTGTTACGCCGGGGACAACAAGCGCTCTTGAAATTAAAGAAAAAAGAAAGCCCATTCTTGAACCGGACACTGACTATTACCTTGGAATTACCGCAAATTTTAGTAACAGAGCATATGCTTTGTTTGATGATACAACCTGTTGTGAAAACGCCAGCCTCTTTACCATTGGTTGGGACAACTCAATAACTGAAAATGTTGGGGAAAATATTTCCCTTTTCAATATACACGGCACAGAAGTTGCCATTGATCCTGAGTACACTCAAGACCCGATTTTATTTTCTCCATTATGGCCTAATCCTGGTGGCGGGTATGAAAACATTGGCTATGCCGCTGGGAATAAATATTTTGCAGTTGCTTTTACGACTAATATATCGAACTGCACACTTAAAGAAATCAGGGCAACTCTTGTTAAGCACTATCGGCCAATTTCAACGCCGTTGCATTTAAAAATTCATGCTGCCGACTCAACCAGTGGTGAAATTGGGGACGAGCTTCTTGATATTGGCGAAATTGAAGATTATGTTCATATAACTGGAACCGAAGCTGTCATTCCGTGCGGAAGCACCCTGGAGTTAACTCCGTACATTAAATATTGGGCCGTGTTCTATTTCGATGGAACCCCTACCACGGATCGCTATTATAGGATTTATGGGGACGGCGATTTATTTGGTATGGGGATGATTGGTGTCTTGCCTGATGATGACAGCAAGTGCTCTGCGTACAGTGCAGATGGCTCTAGTTGGACCTATGAGTCCGACTATTATCACATACGGTTTATTGGCTCTAGTGAATATAAAATAACAATTCTAGATCCCCGTTGTGATCGCTTCTTTCCTTCTCCAAATGACAGACAGAGATCTTTTTACGATAATACCGATAAATATGTTGCACAAAAAATAAGAATACCAAATATTTCCGAGGCAATGAAAATAGAAGGGCTTGGCGTTATAGCCAGAGCCTACGGCGAGGCAGAGGGTAATGTATGGGTTGAAATTTATGAAGCAGACGGGGATGCCCTTGGCGAGCTAATAAGCAATGGCACTTCTGACACGCTAGACCATAATGCCACTCACACCGACACTGATACTGGTCAGTTTCCACCAATGGTATTATTCAGATTTTCTGATTTACCATTGGTTCAGCCTAATACAGATTATATTTTTGTTTTCAGGGCTGATGTCATTGATACAGGCTCGACGTGGTATTTTTATTATAACCACAACTCAGACTCTGCAAGCTATGCTAACCAAGGATTATGCGAAGGGGATGGCGCAACAAATATTATTGGGAAATCTTATACTGTCAATAGCAGTGATGAACTCACAGAACTTTCAGATACGGGCGGCATGTTTTACGGGCTACAGCTTGTTGGTGGTCCGCCAGTACTTATTCCCGTTGATAATGACAATGTACTTAATTGGTCGTTAAATGATTATATTTTTAAGGATAACATTACCCGCTTTACTATTACTGATCAAAAAATAGATCAGGATAATATAATTCTTTTCAACATTGCCCCGTTTCTATATCAAGACTTTATTCTTAACTGGCCCTTGACGACCAGAATTAATCAAGATACAACCCTACGCTGGCCACTTACAACATATGTTGAGGGTGATTTAATTATCCCTTGGAATATTATAGTTAGTGCCGATAGTGGTCTTTCTTGGAAAATTCTTGAGCAAATTAATAAGGATCAAATACTCAACTGGCCGTTGACTACATATTTTGATTCAGACTTTATTTTACGCTGGCAGTTAATTCTTTCAAATGACATTGGCATTAATTTCTCCCTGATTGAGTATATTTGGAGAAATCTTGGGCTGAAGATTCCAATTGTAATTGAAACGGATACCGTTCTTGACTTTGGTATAATGGGTCCAATAAGTGCTGATTTTATTATCAGGAACATGATTGACTCCAGTGTATACAGTGATGTTGGAATAAAGAATAATATCTTTGTTACAAACGATCTTATTCTCAATAACTCTTTAAACCCTGTTGTTTCGCGAGACCTTATTTTAAGAAACGAGATCAGCTCTCGCATTTGGAAAGATATTGTTGCGATAAATAATATTTTTGTTTCCACTGATGTCGGGCTGATAAACTCCCTTCGCTCGCCTATAAATAAAGACATTATTGCAAAATACAATATTGATTCCAGTATATGGAGTGATGTTGTACTTCGCAATGCTGTTTTTGTATCAAATGATATTGCCGTCGTTAACTCTCTAAACGACGTAATTGACAAAGATATAATTGCTCGCTGGAAAATTGATTCTCAAGTTGCTAATGATATTGGCATTAAATATGCAATCCGAATTGAGCAAGATGTTGTGCTTGTAATTCCATTTAACACCGTCAACAAAGACATAATTCTTGATAATAAACTTATGCAGGAAACCAGTAAAGATACAATCATAAGAAATAATATTCTTGAGTATGATCCTGTGCAAAAGGATCTAATAGTAAGGAATGCGCTCTTGGGGTCAGTACGACGGTATAAGATTAAATTCGTATAATACGGAGGGTCTAGCTATGGCTGACAGAACCACCGGAAGTTTAACCGTAACCATTGAGGCAAGTTGTGCCGCTGATGCGGCAGAACTTATCCGCATTGAGCTTGATGAAGATTTGAACGGCGGGCGAACTTGCTTTGAGCCAAATCAGGATATTTATTTGAGGCTATATACTTCGCCAACAGATCTTGATTTAACCCTTGCTGTCACTCTTGGCAGCATTAGCATTGTGGGCGGGGGTGTTTCCAGTCATGAAGAAAGCATTACCGTGCAGGATGGCGAGGGAAATGCCGGGTATCCCATAAAGGCCATTTCAAGTAAGGAGTGGCATGGTAATGCTCCTTGTCCTGCTGCAAGCGTTACTTTTACAGCAGGCTATACGCAACTACTGTGCCCTACTGAAAATTGCAGTGGAAGCCCTCTTGGTGATGATACCTGCGAAATAACCTATGGCGTTTTGGATGTTGATTATACCTCTGATTACAGGAGCCTTGTGCTTAATGTTTCTGAACCGGGGGATGTCATTGTTTACGCTTATGCCAATGATTAATTAAGAGCCCATTGTAATGTACGAAAATGAAATTGAATATACTGTCACGGTTGAAATTGATGGGGTAAAGGTGCATAGCTATATGGAGAGCCTCACGGTGCTTATGAGTGAGGAAAGCTACTGCAACGATATTACCATTAATTTCAACAAGCATGGGTGGGATCTTTTTAAGACCCTCTGTAACCCCCATGTGAATGCTGGCCAAGAGCGCATTGTTGTTACCGTCAACAGTGTTGAACATAAATTTTTATTAGAGAAGAGAATTTCAAGAGCTGATGCCGAAGAAAGAAAGTTTTATGTTTGGGGTCGGTCAAAAGCGGCTACGTTAGATCAATACTATTCCTTACCAATTACGGATGATGAAACCGAGAGCAATCCGTGGCAAACGGCAAACATGAGGGCATCCTCAATAATTAATTACCTTCTGACGGGAACCGGCATTACTGTTGATTTCCGGATTGACGATTTCACTGTTTACCCCGAAGCCTTCAGTGTTGAGAATGAAGTCCCTATTGATATAATAAACAGGCTTGCAAAAGTCCCAGGTGGGAGAGTAAGGAGTGGAAGAGATGGTAATTTGATTATTGACTATAAAGAGTTTTCAACGAACTTCGTCGCTGATGATCCATCTGAAGAGTATACAGATGTTGATGAAATTATTCAGGTTGATGAAGAGGTAGTGATTCCTCCTGGCTATAATAAGGTTCGCGTCACTGGCTACGATGAACTCGCCGAAGATGCTGATAAAAGTATAAAGATTGAGAGAGTTGATACAGGCTGTATTGAGCCGGGGCAGGAATTCAGGGTAAAAGTATATACATCTCCTACAAATCTTGATTACACTTTTGATACGACCATAGGAACCTTTTTTCATATAGGGGAGTATACCGAGCAACATTCTGAAACCATATTTTTCACCGATGGGGCTGGGAATACACAATACCCAATTTATTCGGTCCAAAATGCTGATTGGCATGGAGATGACCTCGGTGCCATAACATATACGGCTGGCTTCGACAGCATAATTACTGCCGAGGAAACATTTGGTGTTCTTGAAATATCATATACGGCCAAATACACCCTTTATGGTGTGATTATTAATGAGTCTGGCGGGGCAATTGTTTTCGCAGAGGAGAACTTAGAAGATGGCTGATAAAACCCAAGGCTCCCAGACAGTAACCATTGAAGAGTTATGTGAAGCTTTATCTTGCGATATTGCAATAGAGCTTGACGAGGAATATAACGATGGTAGAAGTTGCTTTGCCCCGAATGATCCAATATATGTTCGGGTATTTTGCAGAAAGACATATACTGTTAAAGCCACGCTTGGTAATGCGAGAATATTTGCATCTGGCATTCCACAAGAAATTACAGAATATGTTGATTTCAACAATTGGCGTGGGAGCACTGAAAAGCCAATTCATGAGATTACAAGCTATAACTGGAATGGCATAAGCCTTGGGGCAATTCGCTGGGAAAGGGGCAGCGAAAGCCTTGTTGCGGATGAAAGCATGGCAGATGGCTATGGTGTTCTTGAATTAACATATATTACAGCCTTTGATAGATGGGAGTATAAAAGCCCTGTTGCTGGTGATGTTATTGTTTACGCCATAGGAACAGGCAATTGTGTTGATTCCAATGGAGATTACCCCTCAGCAAGTTTAACCCTTGATATTGATGAAACTTGCGCTGAAGAGGCCAATGAGGTTACAATCGTTGTTAAAGATTTTGTAACTGGAAATGTAATATCAGGGGCGAGTGTAGTTATAGACAGAAACTTTGTTGGTACGACAGATGTAAATGGAACGGTATATGCAGGCTTGCTTGCTGGCGGCTCCCATCAGATAAGAACTACAGCGCCGGGCTATACTGATTCCGATAATGATTTACTTGGTAATGACGAGTTTGTAGTTTCAAGCTCTTAGTAGGTGATAACATGAGATTTACAATTGGCCTCTGCCCCGAGGAAATAAGGGACAGCGCAGTCAAATATGATTTGGGACGGGAGGCAATATCTGTTGCTCAAGATGATGATGGCAACAATGTTGTTACTGTTTTTATTTGCCCGCAAGGTAGTGAATGTCACGACGGCCTTACCGTTGCCGTTAAAATATGCCCCGTTGGCGAAGATTGCGAATGTGATTATTCTGTAGATAATCTTGGCTGGTATGACACCGGCCATTGCACTATAAATATAAGTTGGCGAAACCCTGATAATTGTGTCCTACAAGAAATTCGGTTAATAAGGGTTTCCGATTGGGAAGCTGATGCTACCAAATATATTCACCAAAGAGTTGGCGATCCAAACCTACCTGTTTACCCCGATGGGGACAGTAGAAATAACAGCTATTGCCATGGCTGCGGCATAGGCGGCGAAGGGGGCCCTTCCCATGAGGCAGCAAATGAAACCCTCCACGCGGTTAATGATCTTACTCCTGGAACACTATATAAGGTCGTTGGCTACTTCAGAGACGGCAGTTGCGGTGGCGTTACAAACCCCGTAGACCTTGCAATGGTTGTTTATCAAACCACTGGCCTAACCAGTGGGGTTATTAAGGCCAAGGTCCAAGATGAGCCGCCCATGTATACCGTTGGTTATTATTGGCAGGGGGATTCAACAAACATTGCTGATATTGAAATAATGCCGGGGGTAAATTATGCTGAGCGTGATCTTTATACTGTTGATCGCCACGAGTGGGAAGTTGATAATGCTGTAATGCTCGTTAAGACTGGCACAGATTTCCCCGGCGAATTTTATAACGATCAAACAATAACAAGCGATAGTGTCCAGGAAACAGAAGAGCTATTCATAGCCCCATACCAGCAATTAGGATAACGGCATGAGCAAGTATAACTTGGAAGGCACACAAACCCCCTGCGAAGTTTTATTTCGCCAAGCAGTTTACAAAGGCTCTGTTGTTAATGGCGATGGGTTTCAGGGCTACTATGTTAGGGTTGAATACGATGAAGGCTTATATGAGATAGATTGGCACTATAATTGCGGTTCTGGTGAAGACAACCACCCTTCATCGCCAGACATTGTTTTTTCGGAAAACGATTTAATAATTGTTGAGTTTAATAAAGAGGGGGTTCCGCTGAAGGCCATTGGCCATGCAGATGGTGCAAAAAATTGCCTTGGGAAATATTGGATTGCTGAGGAAAGAAATAACAACCTATACGTTGATGCTGATGGTTCCTCTGCAATACTTGTTTTTTATGACGAGGGGACTGGAGATGAATTAGAAACACCGAGAAATTACCGTAAGTGTTCAGAAGATGCCGCTAAGATAATGCACGATTTATGGGATGAAGCAGTATCATACCGCGGAATAGACTCTGTTAGGTTTGCCGAAAATTACCCATTTAAAATTGGAGTGTTGATTGAAATAAGGGCTTTGCCATGGAGCGCTCTTTCAGACCCAAATGTTGATGATTATATATATACTCATTTATATATTGAATACTCAATTTCACAAACCACAAAAGAGATAACCATTTCCGACTACACCCCGATTTTAGACCCATCGATATATACGTCTCCTGTTGCCTTATTATCGAGTTATGATGAAATAATGGCAGTCAGAAATGAAAATGGTGAGGTTGGAAACCCTCATGGTACTGGTTGCCGTGGGGTTGGCTTTACAGCCCATTGTGATGAAAAAGACATTTGTTCTTTTAGTAAGACCTGCGATCTTTCAAGTTCATATGGCCCAGACGAATATGGCAATAATTGGATAAATGATGAAACAAAATATTCCCAAAAAAGGATGGAGCATTCGTATCCAAATGAGCCAACGTGTTATTGGAATCAACCAATGGTATACAAAAATGCTGGCATGCACGTTTCCCAATATGCTGAAACAAAAATAACTGTTGGTGGAACCTTTAGTAAAATAATATCCATGAACGCGCAAAAAGAAAATGAATTGCAATATACGCACGATAAACATAAAGTTGGAGATCAATATATTTGGGGAAGAGGTCCATGGTGTGCTGAAAATAAAACAGCGGGGAGGTGGTGGTCCCCATTGGATTTTCATATTGAGAGAACCCGCATAAGTGAAAATAGTTATTATTACGATGTACCAGAGTATGGGCTTCCAACCGTAACTCAAGATATTTACTATTATTGCAAAGGAAAGTTTTATGGCAGGGGCTATGGGGTTAGTCAAGTTGAATGCGTTGGGTATGATTATGTGTGGCCGTGGACATGCGATTGCCATGATAATTGTGCAGACCCAAACGATGATACTTGCGAATATGGGGGAAAAGATTGCAACCCAGATTTAACAGATACCAGTACCCAAAGTGAAACTGTTATGGGTCCATATAATGAGTATGATGACGGGTCATTTTCAATAACAGTTTTCCAAACCCCGGTTAGTACAATGGAAAGTTCAGATGAGGTTTTTTCGGAGCCATTACACCAAAAAATAAGAGATGTAGATCTTGAGTATTGGGGCTATCATGTTGATTATAACCCAATTTGGAGTGATCAGTGTGTAGATTTATATGGGTCCATTGTAGACCCATGCAAACTTAGCGAACCAGCAAGCCCTAGTTTCCCGCAACAATGGTATAACTGTGCTGAGCAGATAATTCCAAACCAAATGTTTCCCGGCTGGATATATTATATGCCATCAAATGTATATGTCATGAGAGGGTGGCCCGTGTATACATTGGGCGATGGAAAGGTTTTCTGTAAACAGAGGATAATTGAGCTTAGTGAGAGGCTTGTTGTTCTTAGTGATGAAGAGGAATTTAAAGGCTTGGGGGTTAACTCCTATTACCCGCCAGAAGGGTATGGGTTGTTTACAGGGCTAAATGGGGGAGAGAATTTTATAATTGGAAAAACAGACCCAATTGGTTTTCCGGATTATATATTGTATCCAATAGATATAACAGGAGGGTGTGGTGAGAGCAAAGAAGATCTTTTATCAACAACGGAATATTTTGGTGGATACAATTATCAATTGCATGAAAGTCTTGAAAATGATATAAGTAATCTTTATGACGCTACTAGGGGTGGGGCACTGATCAACGATCAGGGGAATGGATTTCTATTGTATGCAACTTACCCAGGAGGAAAAGTAAACCAGATAAAAGGGTATAACGGATGGGAGCTTGTAGATGGAAAAATTAGGCCAATTAACCCTGATAGCCCCGTTTTTGAAGATCTCATCAGTGTAGATAAATGCAGTAATGGTATAGATTTTTTAATTTATGAGCCATAATTTAATAGGAGAATTTGGTATGACTGAGAAAACAAATCGCTCTCCAATTACAGAGGGGGAAAAGTATTTTGACAATGGAGAAGTTAAAACAACATACAAGTTTACTAATGGTAGAATATCTTCTATAACAATAGAGGTATTTGATGAAGATGTTATACCAAAGGTCGACCTATTAAATAAAAGAATCAATAGTGTGTGGCTGAATAGAATAAACGCTATGCTTGTTGATATGATGTCTTCGCCCCCGCAACGGGCTGAAAGGGTTATTCAGAACAGACCTAACCCCGAATTAATGCCGCCAAAAGATTACAGGAAGATTGATCCTGCAATGATCAATGAGATGGATTTGCCATATTGCAAACTGTGCAACAGCAAAGGCGAGAAGATAAAAATGGTTATAACAAGACCATGTTGCGGAAAAGATATGCACACCATTATTTGCCCGAAGTGTGGGTTTAGAGCTAAAATCAAAGTAAACCCAATTAAGGAAGGGAAAGAGAATAATGATTGATATTGTTTGCATTCGTGGTGCTGGCGACAAAGAAGCCCCCGAAATTAATGACCCCCTCATTAATAGCGAATATATTGCGAAGGTTCGCGGAACCAATTTCATTAATGAAAATTGGTATAAGCGATCTAAGCGCACTCTGCGAGTTCCCTACAAGGATGGCATTTTCATTAACCAGAAATTAAACGTATATGAAAGCCTTCTGGATATTGTTGATGTCCATATAGCCACCGATTACAGTTTCACCATTAGCAATGAAGGCATTTGGGCCGAAATTAATGTTGAGCAGCATGAGGAGGGCGAATGATGCTTAAGATAATAAAGGAGATATCAAAGAAGGCCCAAGTTGATAATATTCAGGATGCTACAATACATTCCCGCAACCCTGATGGAACCTATAATATTATCATGAGAACCGGGGCAATAAAAAAGAGTGCAATCAATTCAACAGACATGACCTTTAAGAGAAACGAACGGGTCAACATTAGCATGGTTACTGGCAATAAGGAAACAGCTAAAATTATCGGCAGGGGGTCAAAGAAAAATACGGGCGAAAAAATAATTTATGTTTGAGGCGAGAATACAGAATGAGAGTTGAACTTATTAACATTCCTTTTACCGATAATATTTCAAGTAGACTTGATCCGCCGCTGTTTTTGCTACAGATTGCCCCGATATTCCAAAAGGAAAATTATGCCGTCAGGGTTAACGACCTTAATGGTATTAACAGGAATCATTGGGGCTTTGGAAGTTGTCCGCTATACGTTATATATGCCGACATAAACAGCTACAGCGTAGCGGTTGAAATATCCAGAATGTGCAGGGAAATAAACAACAAGTCTGCCATTATTGTTTGCGGTAGTGGTCCCAGCAAGTATACTGGAAAATATGCAAACACAAGAAGTTTCAATGTTGTTATAAAAGGAGAGGCAGAGCTTTCGGTTGCCAATTTTCTTACGGATATAATCCACGATGTTGACAGCGTTCAGCATGTGTATAGCGAAGAGGTTAGGAATGTAAATCGTTTACCATTTCCAGCCCGCAATCTTGTTGAAATGAATACCTATGCCCGAAGGCTTGATGGCATGAGAGCCACAATGATCATGGGTAGCCGGGGAAGTCCTTTTGGCCCTACATGGCTATGTAAAAAATTAAAGCTGTTCAGCATCAACAGAATAAAGAACGAGGTTGTTGGAGTTGTTAATAAATATGGAATAAAAAATTTCTTTTTTGGTGACACAACCTTTACCTTTAACGAGCAAAGAGCATTAGATATAGGTAAAGTTATGGCCAATAAAAACTTGCTTTTTGGCTTTAATGATGTTATATCAGAAGTTAAGCTTCCGCTATATAAAGAGTTAATAAGGTTGGGAGCTAGAGAGGTCTTCATTAACCCAATCGGAGCATCAAGCCAAGAGGAGGTTTCAGAACTTAAGAGCCAGATTGCATCTGAAACCGGCATGCGGGTTATTGTCCGCAAGGATGCCAAGTACCAAGATAGAAGGGGCTCTAATAATGGTAAGGGAAACAACAATGGAAAACAAGAAGATAGTATGCTTTAATGAAAGACTTGGCGACCGCATTATTGTTAAATATTTTGCAGAAAATGTAAAAACAGAATTTCCAGAATTTGAGCTATACGCCTTCCAGAGTTTTAAATACCCTTCCGTAAAAGGCTTTGATATGGAGCTTTGGGCTCCTGATTTATTTGCCGGGTTTCTTTACCCTGAAGATGGATACCGCAGTTGCCTTGATGCCGAAAATAAAACTGGCTACAGGGTTCTTTATCCAACTTGGGGGAATCTGTTTGTTTATGCCCCGAACATGATCAGAAAAACGGGGCGCTACCCTACTCTTGAAATTCCTGATCGCTACAAGCAATGGCTTGATACGGAATTTGATGAAATGGTCTGGCGTCACTATTGCCGTTTCGCAGTTGGACCGCCTGCCGGTATAGTTGTGTGGCATATTCTTACAGATGCCCCTTACAGTAGGAGCCGCAACCACAACTTTAAACACCACGCCGCGGCCATTAAAATGCTGGCCAGAAAGTACCCTGATTGGCTGTTTATCCGAATAGGCCGTATGGATGCTGAGAATGGACTTCTGAGGGGTGATTTCAAGAACATAATTGACCTAACCCAATATGATTTAACGCCGTCTAGGTCTATCTCAGTGATATCCAGGGGTGATATTTACGTCGGGGGTGATACAGGCATGACCCATGCGGCCAGCGCGTTGAAAAAGAAGATAGTGGCCATATGGGGTGATATAACCCACATGCTCAGGGACAGATCAACAAGAAATAACATACAGCCCGGCGATTGGAATAGCGGCCCCTATGTTCCAGAAGAAGATTGCTATATTTTACGCCGTAACGGCGGTGAGCATATTATGCGGCCAATTTATACAGCAGAGGAAATAGTTAATGGCGTAGAACATTTCATCAAGAGGTGACATCATGGATCCATTCTCCGTAATACTGATATCGTATTTCAAATTGCATAGGCTGAGGGCGTGTGTTGATTCAATGCTTGGGCAAATGCGCCCGTGCGACGAACTTGTCATCATTGACAACTCTGTCAGCACTGCCGGTGAAGTGGATCTAGAATTGAGAGAATATCTTGGTGATGTTTTTAATAGGAACTTTGATGATGACTCTCCTGCAATTAGCATATATTTGAATAAATGGAACCATTTTTTTACAAGCTCGGTTAATGAGGGCATAAGAAAAAGCAGCAACGAATATATCTTCCTTGTAAATAATGATACCGAGGTTGTTACTCCAAATACATTTAAGACCCTCATTAATTTTGCAAAAACTGATCCGACCATTGCCACGGTCACGCCCGTTACGCTTCAGAGTAATGACAGTGTGTATTGCAGCGGAGCTTATGGCGGTGGAGCACACAAAAAAGATAAAATAAAAGAGCCGCGGGAAGCAGAATGGAGCAATTTCGCTTTCGTGCTTATTAAAAGAAAAGTCATAGAGAAAATTGGCCCAATGGCTCTTGGCAGAAAAAAAGTCGGTACAAGGGAGGTTGAATTAACCCATTATCATTCGGATGAAGAATTCTGTAGAAGAGCCACAGGGCATGGTTTTACTCATTGGGTCCACCCCTTGATTGTTAGACACTATCACAAAGAGGATGAAACATGGCAACATGGCAATACTGGTTAGGGTGGGGAATTGTATTTATACTGTCGGTTACTGTGGTGTTCGGTGCGGTATATTTTGCCGTACATTTATTTGTTAAACTTTTGAAAAGAAAAGGAGCATTTGGTATGGAAACAACAGTTAAGGCCCGTGGCCTGCACGCAATTGTGGACCTTGCTGGCTGTCCATCAGGCCTGCTCGGGGACCAAGAAATACTCACCAGTATCATGAGGGAAGCAGCCAACAAAGCACAGGCAACAATCATGAAGGTGGTAAGTTACCGGCTAGGTGGTCCTCCCAGCCTGCACCCTGCCGCAAAGAAGACTCCTGACGGCATCAGCGTATACGTTGGCCTTGATGAAAGCCATGTCACCTGTCACACTTATCAGGAGGACGGCCTTATTGCCATAGATATTTTTGTCTGTGGTCGTAATGCGATTGCCCGCGCCGCGGTAGGGTATTTATTGAAGGAGATTCCACATAAAAAACAAAGCGTGCATTACATTAACAGGTTTGTGGAGGAAGATGATAATGAATAAGGGAATAAAAATTGTCAACGATACTGGTAACCCAATTGATACGAAAATTTATGATTCTGATGGCAACGATATTTCTTCTGCTCTTCAGGTCCGTAAAATATCCATTGACATCACTAGATACAGATTAGAGGCTATCCTGATTTGCGTTGACCCAACTATCAGCCTGCGGGGCGTTGAGGGAATTGCTATTAAGGAGGAGGAGCCGTAATGGACATTCATGTCCTAACACCGTTTTATCGTGACTATTTGGCTCCTACACTTATTCATTACCTGGAGCCAATGGGAATAATATGGCATCCCATTGTGACGGTTGAAGAAAGATGGCCTACGGTAGCGCAGGCTAAGGGCCACAAAAAACAAAAATATTGGATTCATCCGTTAGTTGTTCCAAAGCTTGCTCCCGGTATGAATGCCTTTAAGAAAATTAACGACTTCATTGAGATGCGCCATATTGTTGACGATGATTATTATGGCTTCATGTGCGATGATAACATGTACTCCCCTAATTTCTTTGATGTAATTCGCCAGCAAACAGCTAAGATTCTCATGTTCTCAATGTACCGTGGTGATACGGTTCCTGATCGAAAGGGAGAGGTGCCACACCATGCCACTACCCTAAGAATTGCTGAACCGTGGGATGTGCGCCACGGCAACATTGATATCATGCAGTATATTATCAAGGGAGAAATATTCAGAAAGTATCGTTTTGATGTGTACGATCATGCTTACAGTGATGGCCACTACGCTGAGCGCCTGAAGTTTCAACACCCGGATGATATTCAGTTTCTCCCTAACCTATATTGTTTTTTCAATTATTTTCAGCCGGGTCGCTATACTGACCCGAGCAAATTTTTAGATCCTACATGGAAAATGCCTAAGTTTGTATGAGCGGAGTGATAAATGAGAACATGTAAGATAAAAAATTGTGATAAAAAACATCACGGGAGGGGATATTGCAAAAGGCATTATTTACAATTAAAAAGATATGGAAAAATTTTAAAAAGAACAAGGCGTGATCCAAATAGGTTTATTTTTGAAAAGAATATTTGTAAGATAGAATTATATAATCATAAAAATGAAGTGGTTGGGTATGGAATAATAGATAAAGAAGATTATAGAAAAATCAAAAAATATAAGTGGTGTTTATCGCCACAAGGGTATGTTGTTACTTGGGATGGAAAAAGATTGCATAGACTTATAAATAATACTTTCTATAATTATGACACTGATCATATTGATAACAATAAACTAAACAATAGAAAGGAAAATCTTAGAGTTTGCACTAAGCTGGAGAATTCAAGGAATGTTGGCTTGAGTAGTAATAACTCTTCTGGATTTAAAGGTGTGTGGTGGGAAAATGGAAATAAAAAATGGAGAGCATTAATAAATGCTAATGGTATGGCAATTCATTTAGGGTGCTTTGCGAATAAAAATGATGCTGCCAGAGCATATAACTGTGCAGCCATTAAATATCATGGTGAATTTGCAAAACTCAACAGAGTAAGGATGGCAATATGAAAGACATTCATGTGTTGACACCGTTTTACAGAACTCATTTGGCCCCAACCCTTATTCATTATCTTGAGCCTATGGGGGTGCAGTGGTATCCTATTTGCGAAGATAGACATTATAGTAGTGAGTTTTCTTCCCGTAATTGGATTACCCCTCTTCTTGTTGATGCTCTTTCTGAGAGCGATCAGTGTTATATTCGCTTTAATCAATTTCAGGATGCTCATTTGGTAGACGATAATGATTATTATTGTTTCATGGGCGATGACGACGCATACGAGCCGGGCTTTTTTGATATCATCAGAAGACAAACGGCTAAGATTCTCATTGTCTCTCTTTCTCGCGGCGATAGAATACCTGAGTGTGACCCTGAAAAGCACCCGACCAACCCGCTTATCATGAATAGCATTCGTGATGTGCAGGTATGCAATATTGGTTTGCCGCAGTATATTATTAAGGGGGAAATATTTAAACAGATGCGTTTCCGAAATGACCACTGCTGGAATGATGGCCACTTTGCCGAGAAGCTTAAAGAGTGGTTCCCGAACGACTTTCACTTCTTGCCTGACACATTCGTTTTCGGAAATTATTTTCAAGAGGGAAGGTATTTCGGAACACAATGGATGTTGAAACCAACATGGCGGCACCCGAGGATAATTAAATGAAACGCTTTCGTGAAAAAAATGTTGAACCGCTTGGCCCTGCCCTTCCATTAAGTACGCCATGGGTAATTAATGTTGATCCATCATCAATGTGTGATCTGAGATGCAAATATTGCTTTCACTATAAAAACAGAAACCCGAAGAATTATGGCATGATGGAGTGGAGTCTTTACAGGAAGCTCATTAGCGACATAAAGAAATTTCCCCGTAAGCTTAAAACATTGCGCCTGTATGCTTTTGGCGAGCCAATGATGAATCCATTATTTGCTGATATGGTTCGCTTGGCTAAAGATGAAAATGTATCTTTTGACATTGACACCACTACAAATGGAATGTTTTTAAACCCATCAAGAAACCTTGATATAATCAATGCCGGTATTGATAGAATCAATTTATCGGTAGTTGGCGTGAGTGACTCGAAATATTTGGAATTCTCTGGAAGAAAGGTTAATTTTGTTAAGTTCGTCGAAAACGTTTCGCACCTGTATCACAACAGAAGACAATGCATACTGTTTATTAAGCTCAATGGCGATATTGTTTCAACAGAAGATCAGGAAAAGTTTCTTGAAATATTTACACCAATCTGCGATGGCATAGCCGTTGAGCATGTTATGGATTGTTGGTATGATTTTAAAATGGAAGGAATTATTCGCAACAAGGATGTTGGCGTTTACGGCCAGCCGTTAACGAAGGTTGATGTGTGCCCGTATATATTTTACTCCTTCTGTGTTCAGTATGATGGCGAGGTTAGTGCCTGCTTTTTGGATTGGAACAGGAAGCTTATTATTGGCGACGCTAAGAAAGAAAAGCTTAAAGATATTTGGAATGGTAAATCCCTAAGAGGCATTCGTAAACTCATGTTGTGTAAGCAAAGGGATTGCATAATTGCCTGTAAAGGTTGTAATCAGCTTGAGGCTGGGAACCCTGTTAATATTGATCCCCTGGCAAAGGAGCTATTGGAGAAGATATGAGTTGTCCAGTATGCGGTAATTTGTCTATTGATGAAATTCTGTTTCTTGAGTGTGGGAAGTTTGATGACTCGCCAATATATGACCCCCTCAGGATTGCGACCTGCACTGTCTGCGGGCATGTTTATAATTTGCTGACTGAAAACGAAATATTGGGGTTGATGCAATACTATGAGACAGAATATGCAATGAATAATCTATACTCCCCAAACATCAATGGGGATACACCAGGAAGCATAGGGCGTAATAGTGTGGAACGGTACGCTTTGCTTTATGAATTCATTAGCGGTTGGATTACCCGCCACGATCGGGTTCTTGATGTAGGGTGTGCGGCAGGTGGTTTCCTGCAAACACTTAAGAAGATGAACTATAGGCACTTATCAGGAATTGAATTTTCAGAACCTTATGTTGAGGCGGCATCAAAACTTCCCGATATAGAGATAAAAAAAGGCATTGCGGAAGAAATTCCCTACGATAATGACAGCTTTGATTTCGTTGTTGCCGATCAGGTTGTAGAGCACCTTGCTGATCCAAGCTCTATATTCAAAGAAGCAAGGCGTGTGCTTGATGACAGGGGACTTCTTTGCATTAGCGTTCCCAATGCCATATTTTACGAGGAAACACACTTTTTTGATTTTTACTGGTTTCTCATGCGGGAGCATATTCAACATTTCGACTTAATACATTTGGCCATGATTGCTGAAAAACATGGCTTCACCCTTATTGACAGCAAGACTACATTTTCAAATATGATTAGCGATCGCTCTATTCTCCCTAACCTTTCCACACTGTTCATGCTGAAAGATACTAATGTTTGTAGGTCTTGGCTGCCATCAGGTCTTGGCGAAAAAATGAAGAGCTACATTAAAACCAGCTATGAAGATTTGAACAAGAAAAGAAGGTTTATCGGCCATATGGCCGATACGAAAATGCCGCTTTATGTTTATGGCATAGGCAGGGAGTTTATGTACCTGTATAAAAACACTCGCCTTCCTGAATGCGAAATTCCTGGCCTCATTGATGACACCAAATATAAACAGGATTTCCTCAAGTTTGATGGAAGAAATATCCTTGGAAGCGAATTTATAAAATATACCAGTGAAAATGTAATAATTACTGCTACGGCCCATTCAGCGAAGCTTAAGGCAAGGCTCAACGATTTAGATGTCAAGGGAAAGATCATTGAGATATGAAACATGAAATACTCCATATAGCGGTTCATCTGGGTGGCGGCGTAGGGTCAGTTGTTATGAATTGGATTAACACTGACACCATTAATAACCATACTGTTCTCTGCTTAAACGAGAACTACTATTACAAGGAGAAGTTTCCAGAAGATACCGTTAAAGAAAAAATGAGAGGCAGAACCGGAGAAATTCTTAATCATATAAGCAATTCAGATGTTGTAGTGGTTCACTTTTGGAATCACCCCATGTTGTACGAGCTTCTTGTCAACACCTATCTGCCGCCTTGCAGGCTGGTGATGTGGTCGCATGTTTCAGGGTTGAGCGCGCCATATGTGTTCCCGCATAAACTTATAGAAATGTCTGATTGCTTCATATTTTCATCTCCTATAAGTTACAAGGCGAAAGAAATTGAAAGCTTGCCCGCTAAACAACGCCGGAAGCTAAGCCATATATGGACAACTGGTGACATTAATAACTATTCAGAAATTGAACCGCTTAAACACGACGGCTTCAACATTGGCTTTATTGGCACATTGGATTATTCAAAGCTACACCCAAACTTCATAGATTTCTGTAGTAGGATTAACATACCAGATGTGAAGTTCATCATGTGCGGCACTGGCTGCGATGAAGAGCTTATTCGGCGACAAGTCAAAGACCGCGGCATGGGGGACAAATTCATCTTTACTGGCATTATTGAAGACATCAAGCCCTATCTTGCTATTATTGATGTGTTTGGCTACCCGCTTAACCCGAATCACTTTGGAACCTGCGAGCAAGTACTTGGCGAGGCTATTGCCGCGGGGGTTATTCCGGTTGTCATGAAAAACCCTGCCGAGGAATATATACTTTACCAGAGCATTGTCAAGTTTGTTTGCAGTACTGAAGAAGACTACATAAACAACATTGAGCTGTTATACCGTGATCGGAAGGAGCGGGCCAAACTTATTTCATACATCCAGAAGCATGTAGTTGGCCTGTATGATACTGAAAAAATGGTGATGTCATGGAACCTTGTTTTCAGTGATATGATCAGTAATGTTAAGAAGACAAAAAAGGAATGGCCTAAGCCAAACCCCGATCAGGTATACTTAGGGCATAAAATATTTATTGAATCGCTTGGCGAGTATGGTAAAATACTCGAAGGGGGTTCGCACAAAATCATAAGAGCTCTTTTTGGTGAAAATCGCCAATGGAGAAGCAGAAGCAAGGGAAGTGTAATTCAATATTCAGAATGTTTTCCTCAAGATGCTACACTTAAGGAGTGGGCTAAGCTGATATGAATATTTTCAGGGAAATTTTCAGTAAATACGATACCGATAAGGTGAATGGCTCATACGAGCTTGCTTATGAAGATTGTTTTGCTCAAATAAGGGAGAATGTAGAGCTTGTTTATGAAATAGGTGTTAACCGTGGCGGCAGTGTTCAGGCATGGCGGGAATATTTTCCGAATGCCTTTATTGTTGGCCTTGAGATCGAAAAACGTATTTACCCTGACTGGAGTGGCATTAAAATAGAGTTTGGCGATGCTACTGATTATGATTTTCTCGGTGATGTGCTGAAAAAATATGGCAAACCCGATATTGTTATTGATGATGGCTCACACTTCGGTAAGGATATTATTGCTACTCATAATTTTCTATGGCGGCACACCGAGCTATGTTATGTCATTGAAGACCTTGGCACCCAAGATCCTGATTATAAGAATGGCTTTTATATGCCCGGCGGGTTCTCTGCAATGACCTTGGTGGATACAATGATTGAAGAGTTAATGTTTTGTAAAAGAAAATGCAGTGCCATTAAACTTTACCATTCAATCTGTTTCATGTTTAAGGGAATACAATGAATATTTTCGACTTTAAAGGCAAAAACCTTATTGTTATCAGCGGCGAACCTGATACTGGTAAGACTACAATGGCAAGGGAGCTTCATGGCAAGCTTCCAAATTCAGTAATTTTGGAGACTGATTGGCTTATTATTAGCCACATTAATATGGGCATACTGATTCCACCGGAAAAATACAAAGACACATATGGGAAAAACCTTGGCGCTGTTATTAACGAAATGTGTCTTGCGTGGAGAAATGACTTGCGTGATTTGCTCAAATTTGAGTTGCAGATTTTGTATTTTAATAATGACACTGTAATCACCGAAGGCTATTTGTGGGGAATACCAGAGTTCAGGTGCATACTGATTGACTATGAAAATGTTTGCTTTATTCATAGAAGGAAGGATCGACAATTTACAATAACTATGAACGAGCATGGAAAGACTGTTGGAGACCTTGCCATAAAGGATCAGGCCAACGAAGTTATCCAAGCTATTAAGGCTGATGCCATTGAGCGTGTTATTCCATCATACGGATGGTATCAGAGTTTTGATTTCCTGCCCAAGCCTGCTTCCAGTAACAGTGCTGGAAAACTTGCGGCTTTAAATTTGCCAGAGCATATGCTTCACGATACCGTTCTGGACATTGGCTGCAACACTGGCTACTTCAGCCTTGAATGTGCTAGGCGGGGTGCAAAGGTCATAGGAATTGAGAAGATTGAATTCATAGTGGACATTGCCAAGCGCATTCAGCGCAATATATATTTTCAACCCAACGTGCGCTTCTATGCCATGGATACCACGGATGACCTTTCCCAGCTTGGCCGCTTTACATATATTCTTGTGCTTGGCTTGTTTCACTATATTGTGGATCAGGAAGATACACTAAATAGATTAATGAATATACTTTTGCCAGAGGGAAAACTTAAGCTGGAAGTTGGAATACACCCTTCTGAAGCAAATAAAACCATCATTGTTGACGGCAAGTCTTATCCAACCTTGAAGCGCCTCGAAAGCTGGCTTAATGGTTACGACTACAACATTGTACCATCCGTAAATCAGGCTGGCGACGCCTTCCCGCGGTCTATGGTTACGGTAACGAAATAAAAACGCCTGTGGTTGATAAAGAGTATTGGCCATGCTATTATAAAACATACCCTTTAATTAAGGAGGCACCAGTGCGCTTTGATGTATTTAACCCATATAAAATGTTGGCCCATACCGATAAAATAAGCAAAATTCTAAAATATGAAAACGAGCCACCAATCAGTGTCAGCATTGACCCTACCAGCAAGTGTAATCACAATTGTATGTGGTGCAGCAGCTCTGGTTACAGAATGGACAACAAAAACGTAAGCCTGTCGCCTGATATATTGAGAGCCCTATGTAATGAATTTAAGGATATGGGAATTGAGGGGGTATATTTCGAGGGAGGCGGAGAGCCCCTATGCAACCTAAGCACTATTCACGCTATTGAAAACCTGAAGCGCCTTGAAATACCTACTGGTCTGATAACCAATGGCGTGCTCCTTAAGAAGGGAAGGGATATGGACTCCCTTCTTGAGAGTTGTGAATTTATACGAATCAGTATTGATGCCGCCAGCGCTGAAACCTATTATCATATACGCGGTGCGAACGATTTTGAAACAGTGAGAAGAAATGTTGAAGAACTTGCTCGGCGTAAAATAAATATTAAAAGCTCTTGTGAGATAGGGTTATCTTTCCTTATATATAAAAACAATTATACCGAGATTGAACAATTTGTTCGTATCTTCAGGGATGCGGGGGCCAACTATATTCAATTCAAGCCCGTCATCATGAATGAAGATTGGCTTGATGATCGCCTATATGATTACCTTACCTATCACTTGTGGATGGTTGAAAACAAATATGCCAGCCCCGAATTCAGGGTTACGGCAAACATACGACGGCTCCGTGAGGTTAGGGACAGGTATCAGCGGCTTTATGGGGAATGCCTTGGCCATAATCTTGTGGCAATTATCATGTCTTCTGGCGAGCTGAGCATATGCTGCCAGCACAGAGGAGTCAAACCTTTAACGTTTGGAAATCTTCGGGTAAATAGTTTTAGGGAGATATGGAATGGCAAGGCTAGGCAGGAAGCTATTAAGAAGATTAACCTCAGCAGATGCCCTACCTGTAAATACGAGTCATATAATCAAATGCTCTGGGCTATGAAGTACCCTAACAAACATGCCTGCTTTCTATAACGAGGCCCGTAGAAGCGCCTCAGAGCAAAAAGAAGGGCCGAAGCGGGCCTGAACCCGCCCCGGCCCATGAAAAGGCGTCTGAGGGCATCCTGATGGCCAATGCTGGTGTTTTCTAGGGCATGATTCCCCTGTTAATGCTTAAATGTGGCCTTTCACCTGCTTTTTTGAGTGATTTATACCTCTTTTTAAACTCAAGGTATATTCCATGGAGGCTGTCGCCGGGGTGCAAAAGCATTCCGTTTTCAGTCTTAAATATACCGGACTTCGGATTACCTCTTCTTTGGAACTCTTTAACGGCAATTCTCTTAATCGCCTTTGCCTTCTTACCGTTCATATTGTCTGCCCCCATAGCGCCAGCATAATAAGCCCGGCACTAATTATTGTGAAGGATAAAAATAAGAAAAATACTTTATTCTCTTCATCATCACGCATTCATCACTCCAAGAGTATTGGCGCAATGGCCGGTTTACTGCAACCGATGGCGATGTTCTTTCTGTAGGCATATTGAACTTTATACTCGTTACATTCTGATTCGTCAACAGTTAGAACTCCGTCATCGTTTGTGTCAACCAACACCTGACACATAGCGGGTGTCCAGGAGAAGCCTATTACTTCGCTCATTGTTCTGACTGCGGCATATTTTGCCTTCATGTCATTTATCATGTTTGGCGAAGCGCTTGCGGGCAACACAATCACAGGCTCGCTGTCGTCACTGAATTCACCAGCAGTAGCGCATCCGTTCTGGCAAGCCTGAACCCTGACAGTAATGATGCCCGGTCTTTGCAAGAGCGGCGCTATGTCCACCTGATTGGTGGTTACTACGCCAGCGTCAATAAACTCTTGTGCCGGGGCGGGGGTGACGGTAAGCAGTACAAAGAAGATTGCAGAAAATAACAATACCAGACTCTTTTTCATTAAGCTCCTCCTTTCAGTATGGTACATCGTCCTCAAGGAAATCATCGTAATAGCGTTCAAACGCTTTTCGTACCAAGCTAACAAAGGCGGTATCGAATTTGTTTTCCCGTACCAACAGAAAATTTTGTATATAATTAATTCCAGAAGGGTCGTGAACCATGTCTCTAATCCTCATATTTACGAATTGGCCAAACCCTAACCGGACATCAACCGTCTTGCCTTTTTTATTCTTTATCTTCGTGTACCTTGTTTTTGCCTTTGGTCCTTCGGCCCTCCGCAATTCTCTTTTTTCTTTCTCTTTTTTTAATTTTTTTAAGTTCACCATACATCCGTCTCCTTAATAACAACCTTAACTCTTTTGTTTCTTCATCTACTCTATGGGCTAGCGTCTTTACTTCTATTTCTCTCTCCACTTCTCGTTCTGATGCTAGCAGGTCTATTATGAATTTGTCAAGATCGCTTTTTGGTTTTTCCCCTAGCTGATATTTAATTAAAGCCTTTCGTATTTTCAGCGGTTCAATTCCAAACCAGCGACATATATTGAGGAAGCTGTGAGGGTTATCCGAAAGATCATCTAAAAAAAAGTACTCCTGCGCTAATAGTCTATTGTTAAGATCTTCATCATTGGCAACAGGGCGGAGAAGTTCCTTTGCGGCCTCGTTCAATTGAGAGGCCATAATTCTCTCTTCTTCTGTTATTAATTCATATTCATCCATTATACAGCTTTTCGCTTTTTCTTTTTCTTCTCTTTTGGTGGTTCAGGCTGCTTTTTGCTTTCTATAATTTCCTCTTCTGTTTCCAGTGACTCTTCATCATCTGGTAATTCCGGTGCAATTATGGCATAAGCCAATATGTATCGGTTAACAAACGTCTTGAAGGTGCCAAAGGCTTTACAGCGAACCCCTTCATCTTGACACTTGTTTACCTGTTCGTCTTCGCAACGCAGGGCTTTGCATATGAATTGGCTACTCGTATAATAGGTGCATTTTCCCCGGCATACATAATTACATACGCAGGGGTCAACTTGCCCACCACGCTTATCTGGACAGTGTATAAAGCTTGGGGCATTATTGACCCCTAGCCATGCCCTGTAAAATTCAATGGGCGTCTGGGCGGCATCTATGGCCTCAATGCTGGCTTCTATTCTGGCCTGTAGTTGCTTAAGCCCTATTAGGGCGGTTATTAATGATCGGCCTTTTCTTTTTGCATCTTTTTCTTTGCCACCTTCGATTTTTTCTTTGTCTGGGTTGTACTGTGGGCGGTTTTTTTTGGCAAGAAGCTCTTTTCCTGTAGCGATCTTCTTATTACTTTTCTTTGGTTTTTTTAAGTTCTTCTTTGCCTTTGCTGAATTCATAAGCTGTTTTCCCTTTATTTACCAAAATGTCTTTGACGGTTCCTGCATCCTTGACATTAAGCGAGCAAAAATTATGAGGTTTTGATTCTATCTTTGATATGTTTTCTTGATTCATTTTTTTGCTTAGTTCATTAACCGCATTATATAGCATTTTTCCAATTAAGGCCAGCACAAAAGCATCAGCTTGGTTGTCGTCCTTTACATCAATTTCAAACTTCTTATATACCTCCTTCATGATGTGGCTCTTGTCACTTGCGCCTATGGTCTTTTTGAGTGTCAGGGCGGATACGGGTATGCAGGGGATTCCCCTTTCCCATAGGTAGGCTCGTATAACACCGCCAAGCTCACCTGCTCCTTCTCGGCCAAACTTGGAATTGTAAGAATAGTCTTCAATCATAACCATCATAATCTTTTTACCGCCAATAATGCTATCAATCCACTTCTTGACTTCTATAACCTTTGAGAAGCCTTTTGATTGCGTGGCCACTGAGTAAACCTTGAATGAGTCTTTCTTTGGCCGGTAAATAGCCAGCCCCGGCTTCCCGCGGGCGGGATCAAGCCCTACTATGAGACCTCCCCTTCTGGCAAGGAAGCGGCTGTATGTCTTAGTCCACTTCAAGAACAATTCGTTTCGTTCTTCTTTTAGCACCTTCCTAGCCATTACATCCTCCAATCAACGTGGGTTTGTTCGTTCTTCATTTTTAAATCAATGCGGTAATCAAAAAAGCGAGAAATTTCCTTATTGTTAGTCGCCATAAAAATTTGCTGGTCTGGAAATATCTGCTTCATTAATTGGACAACACGATCGTAACCCTGTTGAGACAGGGCGCGGCCTATTTCATCAAACAGTTTAAACTTTATGTGATCCCCCTGTAGGCCCATGATGCCAAGGGTGACAGCTTTTTCTATTCTGTTCTTTTGCCCGCCAGAGTATATTCGGAAGTCTCTGGCTTTTCCTCCTTTGAGGATATTTATAACTATTTCATTTTTCTTTTTAGATTTTGTTATTTTCTGCGATAAAATTTCTATTCCAATTTCCCCGTCGGTAAGCTCTTGGGAATATTCACTCGCCTTATAGCTTAATTCTTCAACAAGGTCTTCAATAAGTTTGGCCTGATATCCGTACTGGCCTGTTTGCCTAACCCAAAATGCGATAAGATCAACTTCCCTTTTTAATTTATTCCTCTTTATAACAGCCTTGGCGTATTTTGAGTGTAGGGCGCGGCATGATTCTTCGCTGGAGCGAATTGACCCTTCAATAATAGACCGTGACTCATTTATATATGCCATCGCTCCTCTTATTGTTTTAGCTTGGGTTTCTTTATGCTCAATAATTTCGATTCGATTTTTTATTTCATCAGCGATCTTTAGGTTAAGCTCAAGGGCTTCCTTGGTTGCTTTAATTTTTGACTCAAGCGCTTCAACTATTTTAAATTCTGAGTCTTTATCTTTTAATTTCTTTTCAATAAATTTTTTCTTGGCTTTCTCTTCGGATAGGTTTGTTTTGATTGTCTCTATATCTACGTCTTTAGAGCTTGTTCCGCAGTATGGGCAAACACCATATTTTTTGATTGAAGCTATGCGAGCCTTGTAGTCTTCAATAACACCTTTCGCAGTTTTCATTACATCTACCATGCTTGTTATTTCATCTACCAGTTTTGCCTTGTTTCTTTTTTTTAGTCTAGCTTCGGTGTTGAGAATTTTTGATCTATTATCGCTTATTTCGATTAACAGATCTTTTTCCTGCTTCTTTAATATAGACTTTGTTTTAATTTTGCCTTCCAGCGCTTTCAGTCTAGCCTTGTGTGATGAAATTGTTTTCTCTTTGTCTTTATCGAAAAATTCCAACTCTTTCTTTTTTGCTTCAAGAGTATTTGCTGCCCCTTGATATGCCTCCAAGGCTGCTTCGGAAATAACTTGTACTTTGCCGTATTCCTCTTTTACCGTTTTCAGATCTTTAAATGCTATTTTGTTGGCAACCCTAAAGTGCAGGGTGTTTGCTATTTCCTGTAATATAAATTTTCGCTGATTATCTGCAACATGAAGGAAATGGCTGGCTAGGATATCATTACTGAACATGCAGCAGTTTTTAAAGGTCTCCCAACTGATTCCTAGCTCTTGGTTGACAACGGGCTGCATGCGGGTAGGGGTGCCACTAGATTTATTCCACATAAGTTTTTGACCGCCAGTTTTTGTCTTACTCCTCATTATGGAATCACCATTGGCAAATATAATTCTGGCAGTAGTGCTTGGGTTGAAGGTCCCCATGACATTAGTTTTTTTCTTACGAGCTATTTCCCCGAACAAGGCCCAAGTGATAGAGTCCAGTAGTACGCTCTTACCAATGGCATTGCTACCCATGACGGGGTTATCCTCGTTTACACCAGTAATGCCAATAAGCCCGTACTCTGGAAGTTTCATGTTCCAGTTGCGGTAGCAAACAAAATTATCTACATGAAGCGACTCTATTATCACGAGCTGGCCTTCCGCTTTTTCTTTTCGGGTTTGATTTTGTTGTGCTCCATTCTATTTTTCAGCACTTGCTCGACAAGGTTGTTGGCACAGGTCTTGTGAATGCATCGCTCCTCTTTGTGAATTTTCCACGCCTCCTGAGGAACCTCCGGCGGAACATACTGATCACATAGCGGACATTGACGGTTGCTGACTACGCTCATTTCAATTTCTCCTTATATTGCTCTGAAGATTGCTTCACATATATTTCTTACCACAGTAACTTCTTTTGAGTTTAAAACACTGCCACTGCTTAGTTTTAAACTTGTGTCTGTTTTTTCTCTGATTATTTCATTGCAAATTTCTGACATTATATCAGTGGCCATTCTTAGCGCCATTAATTCTTCAGGATTTTTAATTCTTATAACTATTTCTTCTGACATCACAGATGCCCTATCTACACGAGACTTAGTTTCTTTTTCTATTATCATTTCATTTTCTCCCTTGCTCTCCTTAAATAGTATATGCCCTTTTCGTACACTGCCCTTTCCGATAGGTTCTCTTCTCTGGAATGTTCTATGATGGCGTTAACCATATCTTCATCGCCCATGTTTCGCTTAACGCCACCGCCAGTCTCTATTAATATTTTATCAGTTGCAAATCGCTGTATGTTTATTTTCTTGGGGGCATATTTTTTCTCTAGCCTCAATAGTAGTCTAGCGGGGTCCCAGGCTTTCAGGAAAGCCCTTGTTCCCGTTACCACTACCCTGATATAAGAATTTGGTTTAACGGCCTTAAAATCAATCCTGGTGCCCTCTGACACATGAATTATGTGGAATGTGGGGGCTTGCACATCAATACTTTCAAAATTTGGCAAATCATCGGTATCAAATACATGAAATAGTGTCGGGCCACCTTCATCCCTGAAGTCATTTTGAGTTAGAGACCCTGTATATATGCCCTTCTTGTATGGGAGCCATTGGTGTTTGTGGAAGTCGCCAAAAATGCTGAAGTCAAAATTCTTACCTATGATGCCTTTCCTTTTGAATAAATCTTTAGGTAGACCGCTTCTGCTTTTGGTTAGCTTAAACCATCGGCCCTGTACGGGCTGGTGGGCAATTAGGATTTGTTTATCATTTACGCCAGGATTATTCGTGAAAGCTTCGAGCTGATCAATAAACTCTGTTGTGGAGTGGGCATAGTTAATCATTGTAAAATCAGCATCGTCAATTGCCAACCGTCGTATTGACGGGTAAGATACTATATTTGGGTAACGTATTAGATGATTAAACAAGGAGTTGCCACCTTCATCTATTTCATGGTTGCCATTAATGAAGTTGGCCTCTAGGTTTGCTAACCAGAGGTTTTCCACGAATCTTGTAAAAACCTGAAATTCTGATGGGGAAACCTTAAATGAATCAAAGGTATCTCCGGCAACAAATATGTGTTTTATCTTTTCAGTTGATGCATAATCCACAACCTTGGCCAAGGCCATATTTATTTCTGCAAGCCGATTGTTTCCGGGGGAATGAAAGGGCATGCTGTCACTAATATGTACGTCCCCAAAAGCAATAAACTTCAAGACCTTTTCCTCGCTGGCTTCTTGAGTAGTTTTCGTATCCTACGGGCTGTTTTCGGTTGGGTCTCAAATACTTTTTTCAACCCGCCCTTGTCGGTCCATTCAACGTCAGGGTTTTTAAGTTTATATTTGCGGCCTGTCTTCCTAGCTCCGTAATATTTTTCCAATGCACTGCACAGGCTTATATAATAATTTATGCCCTTACCGAAATATATTTCAAACTGGCCACTCTTAAAAGGTATGGAGTTACTGTTTTTTGAGTTTAAAGCTTTTACAATGGAGCCAACCTTATCATCTTCATCTTCACCGGACTTAAGAATTTTAATTCGTATAAGCTTAATGCCTACTGTTGCGTGAAAGCGCAGGGCTGATTCCCCCAAGAAGGTTTCTCCCGGCCCGAACATGGCCGCGTAGCCAGTGCTGATTTTTTGCTTCCGTTGGCATACATAAACAATAGCGATATTGAGGCGGTCCACGTCACCAATTATGAGCCGTAAATGCTTGCTTATGCTTCGGCTGTGGCCCCCTACCTCCCCACTGCCACGGGACTCCGCATTGGTTTTAATACTGGTACTGTCAAAAGCTATGAATATGGGCATATTGAGAATTGCGTTAAGCTCTTCTTCTGCTGCCTCCGCTTTAGCCTTATCCTTTTGTGTTGTCTTTTTCTCCAGGGTTTGGATTTCCCTGATAAGTATTTCAATATTCTCCTCAACAATCTCAAGCCCTTCCTCAAGGGTTTCAGGTTTTCCATAAATAAGCCTATCAACATCCACGCCTATGGACTCTGCATAGTTCTTGTCAAGCCTGTGCTCGCAGTCTATAAATATGGCTATGCCGCCACGCGATTGTGCTTCGGCACAACAATGTAACATGAGAGTTGTTTTGCCAACTCCGGGCTCGCTGAATACAAAACTGACTTTTCCGCATGGGAAGCCCCAATTTCCCCTATTATCGCAGGCTAGGGTTCGGTCAACGCTTGGAGCTTGCGTACTTATTACGTTGGTAACTTTTCCAAGGGAGCCAGTTAATAAAAACAGTCGGCTACTTTTCTTATTAATGCTGGCCATAATCTTATCACTATAACTTGCCGCTATATTCATAACTGGCTCCCTTGGTGGTTTCTTGGTTTAGGACTACTTCTTTGTTTTCTTCTTTTTCTTGGCCGCGGCTTTCTCCTTCAGTTTTTTCTCAAGGGACTTCTTTCCCTCGTCTTCGTCGTCCTCTTCCTCTTCTTCTTCCTCGTCGTCGTCTTCTTCGTCTTCTTCTTCCTCGTCGTCCTCTTCCTCTTCTTCTTCCTCGTCGTCCTCTTCCTCGTCGTCCTCTTCCTCGTCCTCGTCGTCCTCTTCCTCGTCTTCGTCCTCGTCGTCCTCTTCCTCGTCCTCGTCTTCGTCCTCTTCTTTTTTCTTCGCCGCCGCCGCCTTCTTTTTCGGTTTTTTCTTCTTGGTATCTTCTTCCTCTTCCTCTTCCTCCTCGCCTTCAGTATCTACTTCGCAAGCTTCTTTTGAGGCGCACTTATCGCATTTCTTTTTGCCATCTTTGTACTCTCCGTAGCATTCTGGAAGATCGCTGTCTTCATCATCTGGAGCATCTTCCAGGTCCATACCGGCCATGATGGCTTTGATTTCCTCAATGCTTTTGGGTACGCCAACAACAGTGAGGTCAATAAGCTTTTCCTCTATTCGAGCAATGACCTCGTCGGGAAGCACTATTGGCTTCTTTAGGGCCTTAACCTTCTCATAGCTGATTGAGAAGGGATCCCCCTTTTTGGCTTGCTTCTTGGTGAACTTGATAGGGTACATGGCCTTGGGGTCGGTAATGTCGCCTATGTCTTCAAACTCACCAATGATTGCTTCATGAATGGTGGTGCCGCAACTCATTACCATGATATCCGAAATGCAACCGTCTTTGAAGTCACAACGGTTGCAACCCCGTTTTTTTATGGCTTTAGTGTTTTCCTCGCCGGGGTGATCAATAAAGCACTTCGGCACTTTGGGCATTTCGTCATCCAGTACCAGTGCAATTAGATCAATGACTCCGTAATAGAACCGGCTTCCACGTTTTCGCTTGTTGGCAATATCTTTTCTTGACTGCTTACTGCTTGACCAGTCTGCAAAGTTCTGCTCGCACTGCGGGCACTTTTCAGCCGGATCATCCAGCGTCATGCGGCGACAATTGAACTGACTTTTGCTTTCGGGGCCGCAATTTCTGTGAACGCCGCGTTCAGCGTAAGGAAGGCCATCCATGTTGGGGTGATCATATAAAATTCCAACACAATTGGCGCCGATTTTTGTGGCATACCAATTTACCTTTCCCTTGCCTCGGCGCTTTTCCCTCTCTTCCCTGCTTTTCTCTCGCTTCTTTTTTTCTTTTCTGATCTTGCCTAAATTAACCGCCATTTTTTTCTCTCCTTTCTCTTGGTAGCTAACCTTTTCTGCCGCCACCTTTTCCGCGGCCGCCGCCCTTGCCTTTGCCAGGACCACCCTTGTTGCAACCGCCGGTGTTTCTGCCGCCACCACTACCACCTTTTACCCCGCTGCCATTTCCTCTTCCGTCCTGTGGGCGGGATTGCCCTCTTGGGTTATTAGCCATTTTAACCTCCTTTCTTTTTTTTTATACTGCTGCTCTTCGCTTCTTTACCCCTTTCTTCTTTGTTTTTTTTATTTTACCCTTAACCATGTCTGCATCACCTTTTCTTTTTTCAGAGATGTTAAAATTTCTGCGCTTTCCATATTGCTCCATAGTGCTAGAGAGCTCGCCATGTTTTCGGTAAGTACTATCTTTTGTGCGAACAACATCCAGCTTGGCATAGTATGAGCGCAATATGCCCCGAATAGTCTCCACTTCTTTTTTTGCGGCATTAATGGTGTAGCGCTGGTCTAGCCAGTGGCTTTTTCTCCTTATGGCTTGGGTTATTTTGGCTTCCCCCTTAGCAAAGCCGCGTGTGTTGCGAACAATTCCATCTTGTTCAGCTACCCAAGCGTCGAGCTCGGCCTTTAAATTTTCAAGCTCTTCTTCCTTGGTTACAGCCCATACCTCCAATAGCCCTATCATGGTAGGGGCAGTGTTCAGGCCGTTGGCAACGTCACGTGGGTCTAAGTCTTTAGCTACATCAACGGTGATTTCTTCTCCATTATCCTTTACGAAGGTTAGGAGCAGACTATCCTCAAGAATTTCCAGTTGGGCTTTTGTCGCCATCAAGAATCTCCTTTGCTATGCCGGGTATTTCTGAACGCTCTTCAATTTTACGCTTTACTTCCTCCCAAATCTTATTCTTTTCTGATTCTTTTTTTATAAGCCATAAACCGTAAAGGCTGTAGTTGGCAAGATCAAGAAGGCCATCGGCTAAATAAACAACTTCATCCATTTTTGGTGTTTCTCGTTTCTTAATCATCTTGCCCCACATGATTTCATCAACAATATCATATTTCCTGCTGATATTCTGGTACAGGCTGTCCCATGATCGGCGCATCCAACTCATGCCGTACACTTTCATTTTTTCCTTCCGAAGCATGGCTATGAAGTTTGAGAAACGGCGAACTGTATCAAGAAAATCTTTTCTGTTGTTTTCTGTGTCGGGCGGAGTCTCCATAAAATAGCTCATCTTAATTCCTTTTTAAGTTTTAATAAATCTTTTGAGGTCATATACCCTTTTAGCTTTGGTCTCTTCTTTTTTATTTTTGAGTTTATTTTTTCTGAAATCCCTTCCCAATCACCCTGTATCGCCCTTATAATATGTTCTTGTTCAATGTTTAATATTCCCATTGCCTTTTCAATTTCATCTTTTGTGAGGCTTGGGGAATCTGAAGCGGTAGTTGCGGTAGTTACTTTTGCGCTAGTAAATGGGCCAATATCAATTTTAACAGGTTCCCCTGCGGCTGCGCCAGCCCTAGCAATACCAATAGCTGTTTTACTGGTGCCGCTGCCCATGTCTACTACCGTTCTAGGGGTCTTCTTTTCATAATAATTAGGAACAACAGCATTAGAGCCGGAGAACATGGTAAATCTTATTGGTTCATCTGGGGAGAATGTAATTTCCATTACCCTTTTGGATCCGCTATTTGGAATCGTTATTTCCTTCGGCCCCATTTTAGATAGAATAGTTGCCCCGACAATACTATGTTTACTCTCTGCACCATTATCTGTAATATAGAAACCAACAGCGCCGGGGTTGTGGCCATCAGGTTTGTTAAGGATAGGAGATATTCCAAGGTGCATTGTTGGGGACTTACGCCTTCTGATAAAATCTCCTTCTATGTAGGCAAATACATACTCTTTGCCACGGAGATTATATGTAACATCATAGCGAAGATTTTTTATATCTCTTTGCAAAAAGAATTCTTCAGTAAATCCAGCATATATTTGATTGAGAATAACTGCTACTAGCCGATCGAAGAACAGGGCTGGATCATTATACAGCTCTGCGCTTACGGGTAGGCTTGATATTATTAGTGGTTTTGCGCTTGGGTAGTGGAATTGAGGCATTTAAGCTCTTTACTTTCTTATATACGGCCTTACCGGGTTCGTATTCTATTAACTCAAAACTCTTACTTGTAAACTTCTTGTTCATTTCGAGAGCCCACCCCCTGTCACCCTCATTTTGGAAATCGTACCGAAGAGTTATTCGGCGTTCGATTTCGCGGGACTTACTGCTAATCTTCGTCTGCATTTTGCGAGAATTTGTACCTTTCTTGACGCTCCTTATATGCCGCCTTGCCCTTGGCGTATTTCTCTGCCCGTTCACGTTCTTTCCTTTTGGACTCGGCTGGCATACCTCTGTTGGCAACAAGCTTACCAATAGTCAATTCGTCGGTGTCGTCGACCCCGCTTAGGGGTTTCATCAGGCTATCAGATGTTCTAAATTTCGACATGATTGGCTTGCACATGCTGGAGCACACCAAGCATTCAACTTCCTTTTTCTTAAGCCTGTAGCTGGCGGCAAACATTTCAAACCGCTCTTCGCAATTTGTGCATTTATATTCATAGATAGGCAAAATATTACCTCTTTTTACTTAAGATTTTCTTCATTTCGTCCATTGATTTAACTGCTATATTTTGTACCTTGTGCAAGGGAACAGATTTAAATTCTTGAGATTCCACCGGGGTCAATTCTAACCCGATACTACACGGGAAGTTCATTTTCCCCCCTTGGAAGTTTAGATTTGATTTAAACTTAACAACTTTTGCTTTATAGCTCATTTTATACCGTTCCTTTATTTCTGTCAACAATTTCGCCAGTTCTTTCGGAAGGTATCCAACGATTCTTGGCTCTCTAAACGGCTTTTTGTTTGGAGAAGTTGCAAGATAGGCCATTACCCTTATGGCGTTTGAATCGTATGGGTTTGTTTTCTCTGCAAATAGTTTAATGTAGATAAAATTCTTTACATCATCAATATAATCGTCTGACGGGAAAGATAACTCTTCATCAACACTAATGTCTATGTCATCGAAATCCTCATAGATAGTGTTTATATTGTTTTCATATTTTGTAACTCCGGCAACTTTGGAAAATATGATAGGGTATTTGCCATTATAATCAATGGCGCTAAACCGTTTCATTCCTGCTGGAATGATTATTTTGTCTTCATCCTTGTCATATGGCGCATCTAAACTTATAGATACTGCTTTTCTTTTCTTTTCTGGCATGGCCCTTCCTTTATTTTTTTAAACTTATCTATTTGGCAAACCTATTGTTTTTGCGTTTTATCTGCTGACTACCTTTATAATTCCCTCTTTACCTATACTGACGTTATAGTCATCTCGGTTGCGCTTACGCATCCCCCCTATAAGAATAAGACCACCGTTCCGAACAACCTCCTTACCCTTTATCATTTCATATTTATCCTTCCACACAACAAAGTCAGTATGCCCGTCAATATCAAAGATTTGTCCTGACATTATTCGTCCAACCTTGCTGTCAAACACTCTCACATTTTTGGCTTGGCCAAACATGAGAACATGCTCTCCCTCAAGGCGCTTGTCAAACTCGCTAATTCTAATCAGGCTATCAAGATTTATAGGCAAATCATTAAGCTTGTCTTTATACATTTTTATAAAGCTGCGGGTCTGAAACCCAAGGGCTTCAGTTTTATCTTTTTCCCAGTCTTCCTTGTCATAGTTGTAAAATTTTGGATCAACATTCTCCTCTAATTTTTTCTTGCCGCGGGCAACTTCCCTGCGTCTCTCAAACATGAATTTCATTAATTCAAGAGGGCTACCAAAATTTCTGAATGCACCCGCAACTATTAGACTAAGAATTCTGGCCTTGTTTACGGTGCGCTTGTTGACGCGGCTGAAAAAATCTTCAAAGCTGCTGTATGGCTGTTTCTCTATAATTTCTTCCAATGCTTTACCGCCAACCCCTTTAATACCAGCCAGTGCCCATATTATTTTGCCCCTACGGGCTACGAAGACGCCCGTAGACTTGTTTATTTCAGGCATGATGAACTTGACCCCGTATTCCCGCTTTGCAACGGCCCTGATTTGAGCATATTCGTCGTGATTAGAGTAATTCAACACATTGGCAAAGAATTCCGCAGGGTAATTTGTTTTAAGAAACATAGTTGCCCACGATATCAACCCATAGCTTGTTGCGTGGGCCTTGGGGAAGGCGTAAGCTCCAAATTTAAGAATTACCTTCCAAAGCTTTTTGGCTTTTTCCTCAACTTCATCGCCGTGTATGACTTTTGCTCCCTCAATAAATTTTTCCTCATATTGTGCAAATATCTTGCGGTCTTTGCTCTTCATTAACTGACGGAGCTTTTCAGCCTCTACAGGCTTAAACCCTGCAAAGGCCATACTGATCAACATAATGTGTTCGGAAAACAGCGGGATTCCAAGTGTGTCGGCAAGAACAGGCTTGACACTCTTATGGTAGTATTTGATTGATTCTGATCCGCTTTTACGCTTGGCATATGTGATGTGGGCTTTATTAGCCAAGGCTCCTGGGCGATCAATTGCCATGAGGTTGACAACATCTGCAAAACAATCGGGTTTAATATCTTTAACGATTTGAGTGATGGTGGGGGCTGATAGCTGGAATACCTCAAGTGTTTCTCCCTTCTTAAAGCCTTCAATGGTCTTTTTATCATCCATGGGAAGAGTACTCATATCCCATTTAACGCCGTGGTTTTTCTCAACATCACGGAAAGTTTTGGCAATAATAGATAGAGTTTTTACACCTAATATATCTAGGGCCATAGTACCATAGGCGCGAAGGTCTTCCCTGCCAGTGTGGCTGCATTCCCACTGTGAACAAAGGATTCTCTCACTCTTATTCTTTGGGTCAGCCTGACTGCGTACCGGAAGCCACTCGTCAATATGGCTTGGGAGAATTAGTACACTGGCAGGGTGTATTGAAGCTGATTTCCTGATTCCAACAATAGGCTCAACAAATTTTTCAATCCATTCTTCATTTTTGCTCCACCACTTTGCTAAATCGGGATATTTCTCAATGCTTTCTTCAACGGAAATATCGCCACCTTCCTGTTTACTTCCCGGCTCTAATAATCGGGTTATTTTATTCATTTCGGTAAAGCTGAATTGCTCCAGCTTACTTTCTAGGACACGGCGCTCGGTGCTGTTGGCGGTTTCCAGTTCCTTCTTTAACTCCATGGCTTCAACGCGGGCCATATCTTTTATGCAGGCCCGCCACATCAAGCGCCCGTAACTGCCTACGTTACATATTTTCTCTTCACCATATTTCTCCTTAAGATAAGCAACAGCTTCAGTGCGTTCCTCGCTTTCCATGTCAATGTCAATGTCAACGTCGAACAGGCCACTCTTGACACGGGCAGGCGATATGAATCGCTCGAACAATATATTGTGCTTGATAGGGTCAATGTGCCCAAATCCCAACAGATAGCATATAAGGCTACCGTTGGCACTGCCCCTGATCATGACCAGTTTATTTTTTCTTCGTAGGTGGTTGCAAAGGTCCTCGACAATAAGAAAGTAATCAACGGCGTCCATTGCAAAGATCGCGTGTAGCTCTTTCCCAATACGATCTTCATAAACACTTTTCTTAGGGACTTTTCCACTTCGTCTATATCGTTTATGGGCCTTGAACACAAGATTGGTAAAGAATTCTTTCTTATCTTTCTCCCCCTTGTACTCTGGGTGTGAGGTAAAATCAAACACTGGAATGTGCTGGTCGCCAACCTTGATTTTGTGGTCACACTTGTTGGCTATCTCATGTGTGTTCTCAATAGCCCTGTCAAAGTCCGTAGCTGACATTTCAGGGAAGTATTTTTTACGGGCCTTGTTAAGTGCCTTGCGGGTTTTAAGCCAAAGGTCTTCGGTTTCAAAAACGAAGCCATCCCGGCTAAGTTGTAGCACCTTTTGATGCAGAATGTGATCATGCTTGCCCATGTAGTGAATATCGTTAGTGATGATGAAGGGAATGTTTAATGCCTTGGCTATTTTTAATATCTTTTTGTTAATTGCTGTCTGAAGGTTCTTGCCTTCTTTGTCAATGTCAATGAGTTGAATCTCAAGATAAAAATCATCACCGAAAAGTTTTTTAAATCTTTTTGCTCGATCCTTTGATTCCTGATACATTTCCTTGGTAATCTTAGCATCGTCAGTACACATATTATTTGTGATAATGCCCTTACAACAGGCGGATGTGCATATTAATCCTTCCCGGTGCTTTTTGAGAATGGGAAAATCTATGCGGGGGGTGTAATAGAAGTGGTCTCGCCATGCGGTGTTGTTCAGGGCTACTAGATTATTATAGCCCTGCTGATTTTTGGCGAGAAGAATAATGTGGCGGCGCTTCTGAGATTTATCTCGAACATCAACATCATCAACAAAATACATTTCACTGCCGAAAATAATCTTGGGGCAATTTTCAATAGTTTCCCCCTCAATTTGTGCTTCTAAATGTGATCCACAATTGCCATGATCTGTAAAGGCTACGGCAGGAATGCCCTTCTTGGCCGCGGCAAGTAATAAATCTTTAGGCTTAATGACTCCGTCCAAAAGTGAAGAGTCTGTATGAACGTGCAAATGTGCCACTTCTAACATTGTTTCTTTCTTCATAACACCCCCTGCTTTCTATATTGGTTGTGATATTTCCATTATTTCTCCTAATTAAAAGTTGCCCTCGGCGGGAATTTAACCCGCTGCTCCTCAGCGATTACCTAGGCTCGCTGAAGTGTGTTATGCAAAGCAACCCAAAACAGCGTCCCGTAACAAGTTACTTCCCTACACCACGAGGGCATAAATTATTATAAATATTTTTCGACGTACTCACTCAAAGCCCTTCTTGCTTTTTCTTCGGTTTCATATGGGCCATATTTATCGGCCCATATTTCATTCCAGAACCACCATCCTTCATCATCCTGAAAAACAGGGCCGCTTCCATTTTCCATTAAAAGTTGCCCTCCGCTATATTGTGCAGGGCCAGAAGCATTCGCTCCCGGGTATCCAGCTTAACTAAGCCTAACTCAATTTGATTAAACAGAATCTTGCATAGTAAATAATGCACACACTCAATGAACTGGTCCGGGGACAAGCCTTCGTCGTTCTTGGCTTCGTTCTCAACGATCAACTTCATTGTGTGTTCTGGATTGGTGCTGTACTCGGGCATTTTTGCTACTCCTTAATTTCTAATGTTAATTCGGGGCATCCTTTCATTCCATCATCAAACCATTGTCGCCATACTTTTGCCCAATCTTTCCTATATTCCTCTGGTTCTAGCAAAACAAAAGTGTCTCCTTTGGCGGGAACACAATTAAAAACAGGACAACGGTGACAAAGTCCTCCCTGAGAGAAAGCCATTTTCTTACCGGGACATTCTTCGGGGCATTTCGGGTCAAACTCTTGGCCACCTATGAGCATGGGTTTCTCCTTATTGGGTTGAATTGCGCTCGGCAAAGCGCTTGAATTTATCCCCAAATCCCGCTATGATTAAGGTTAAATTTTTCCGCAAACACCAGCCGAGCGCAAAATTTTTTGATATGCTTATATTATATAACTACATATGGGTATAGTCAATTGCCTTTTTAATCCTTGGC